GAATAATATAGTATCCGGTTTGATCAGGTTTCAAACGCATCAATCGTCCGTGAGTCTGTTGAAAGTCTGTTTCACTACCATCAAAAGATTCTTTGATAATAACGTTAACACCAATAAGGTTAGCCCCGCGGTTTAACTTCTTACAAACTGACATCGTATTTATCTCACCTGAGTTGAGGCGATCAAGTCCTGAAAAGTCATCAGCGTTTTTACCATGAAATGGATTTGGAAGCTTGTCACATTGTTTAGTTAAAGCACTGAAAATCAGTATCTTATTACCTTCTTTCTGATGAATTAACTCCACCAGATTCTTTACCAAAGATACGGAAGATTCCAGATTATTCAAAATACTTTTGCGTTTTGACGCCATTATTTTAAATTTCCAGTCAGCAGCCTGCCAGTCTTTCTGTCCTTCCGGACTAACACCAATCAAACTGTATTTCTTCTCGAGTGCTGTTTTGACAATTACAGCTTTCTGAAACTCTTTGTCAAAGTACTTATACTGATCGTTCTCAGAGACTAAGAACATTCCCCCATCCTTTTTCTTTTGTTGAATAGTCTTTGCCTTACTTAACGGATAGTGTATGAATATGAACTCACTTTTGTTCAACATACCCTTATCCTGTAATTGCTGAGTACTAACAGAAAAACAAACAGGTGCTATTTTCTCAATCAACTCTGACTTCTCATCTGTAATGAATCCGGTTAAACCGAGTAGATTATCAAAGGTATTATTGTAAAAGAATTTTGCATATTCATCTGCAATAAAATCAAGCTCATCTGCAATGACAAAATCAAAATGCTTACCTTCCCACTTATAAGCAGTCTGATAACATTCTGATTGTATTTTATCCCATGGGTAATCAAACTTCTCAAATTCTTTCTTCCAGTTCTCGTCACGTAACAATTCTGAATTAGTCAGTAACAGTACAGAAGATGGATTGACCTTTTTTAAAAGATCTATCGCAACCTTGCTCTTACCACCTCCTGTACCGAGTACGACTGTATTCTTTCGTTCTGAATTAAGCCAGGATTCTTCAGCCTGAAGTTGTACTTCCGCTCTTAAATCCATTACTTCTTTTTCTTAGCTGCTTTCTTAGCAGTCTTCTTTGCGGTCTTACCCGGAGTTTTTGCCATTTTCTTAATTGGTTTAATTTTCATAGCAGTAGCAACGATTTCGTATTCGCCTTCTCCTACTATATATTTTGCTCCTTTTGGAATTACCATTTCAAACAGGAGTTCTTCCGGATGATGAACAGTTATATCACCATCCTTGTAAGCTTTATCTGTATACGCGTGCAAGCCTTCATTAACGTCAAGCTGATTTTCAGTCTGGTCACTATCTCCGGTGAGATAAATACCAAGCTCTTTAACTTTCATTAATTTGTTCTTAGGCCACGCTTTATGCTGGTATGGAGTTTCCAGTTTACCGCCTTCTTTAACCAGAAAACGTTTCCAGCAGGTTATGTCTTTTGTCGCTGTTTTTACTACTTTGTTTTTAAGATATTCAACTACTTCTTCAGCGTCAACTTCATACAGATTCTCCATCTCTTCTTCAAGAGCAGAGATTTGAGAATGAAGATCGTCTATCTTAGCGTCTATCTTAGCATGCTTCTTGTTGTTCTTATTGACGATTTTACTTACGTCAATTTCATCAGTTGTTAAACACATTATTTCTTCCAGTGTTGGGCTATGCGCATATCAACTCCCATCTTCAATTCCTTGATCAGGTAATTGTTTGCTGCTCGCTCCATTAAGTTTTTAATTTTAGGAGCCAGGATTTCCGCCTGCTCGGTTGGTACATCACAAACATATTCGTCATGTACAGTTAATAAGAATCTTACATCAACCTTGTATAATCTTCTCCACAAGTCTATCATTGCAATAGCTTCTTTCATTAAATCTGAGTTCGTGCCTTGGATTGGACTGTTACGCGCTGCAAATTCTATCTCTGCTAAGGCTGATTTATCAAGAGGCCATCCATAATGATTATGATTCAAGACAGCATCAAACCATCTTCTTGAACCAGTACGGTTGTTATGGACTACATAGCCTTTTGTAGTTGCTTCCCGGGCTTTACCATCCAGGAATTCAATTACTTTAGGGATCTCGGCTTTGATTGTATCAATCATTACTTGACCCTCATCGAGAGTGATTTTAGCTGTGGCTGCTACTTTACCCGATGCTATACCATAAGCAACAGGAAACAAACCACCACTGTTCTTGAATTTATCTCTCTCTTTCTCCTTCTCAGGAGTAGATTTGTTCATCTCGTATGTTTCAGAGAGTTCTTTCCATTTAGGATCACCAGTCTTTGAATACCTGTATGCGTAGATATTTCTCCAGCACTTGGTACCCAGATATGAGTGAGAATCAGGAATGGACAGAATCTTCATCATGTTCAAGTCATTTGATAATGATGTCATTACCATACCTTCACAATTAGAATAATCCAGGGTGAACATAGTTCGTCCTTCATCAGCAATAAAGCAACCACGGTACTCCTGGGGTTTAGGTACCTGTTGCATATTAGGATTCTTCTTTACTTTACCCTTAGATCCTGATGTGAACCGGCCCGTGCCGGCACCCGCCTGATCAAGCCTTGTGTACACCCTGCCATCAGGCTGTACATACTGCTCAATCCACTTCTCACCAAATGAAGTTACATTATGAATAAGCTTTTTATACTTATCAAAGTTCTCCAGTAACGGCATGAATTCAGAGCTGGGGTTATTCACAAACCAGTTGGTGCGTGCTTCTTTTCCAACCCCTGGTTTCATGGAGTGTGTCTTCTGATCCTTGGATTGTGGCATAGGACAACCCACTCTCTTTAATACTTCTAATACTTGTTTCTGGGAACCCCAGTTAATCATCCCAGTATCCGTTTCTTCCGGTTCTTGCATTATAGTAGAAAGTTTCTGTAGTTGCTCCAGCGTCAGCTGATAACTCTTCAGATGTGTCTTTCCCCTTTCCTGCAGATTCTCCAGCTGTAGCTGTAGTTTTCCCAGACGGATATTGTTTCTTTCTTCTCGTTTTACTTTGCTTTCCAGTTTCTTCTTCAGTACCGGGTTTATCTGACTTGCGTCTACTCCGTACTGGTCCTTTATCAGATTGTCGAGGCTTTGGCATATCTCTTGTGCTTTGGTTTCTCTGTCCTTTGCAATCTCACGCCACTTTTCCGTATCGTGTTTAATACCGGTTGTTTCGGCTTCGGCAATTGGGAGTATGATTCTCGAATTGATGGACTCGTTCTGGAAAAGTTGATTGTAAGTTGCTGCTTGTCGTCTCTGTTCGTAATAAACAGATTTAAGTCGAATAGTGTCAGCTGCATTGTATAGAATATGATAGTCTTCAAAATAGGTACAGGTTGCAAACTCTGACCGTATGTCTTTATCCATCCATATTGGGATGGCATGGTACCCTAGTCGTCTGTTAATCACAGACACCAGGTCAAACCTGAATCCTTCCTGACCAGCTAATAACCTTTTGTCATTAACCATAGTACATACGTACCGGCCTGGGTTAAATCCAGTAACATGACCCCACATTGCTTCATGGTCCGCATTATGAGATACGAACAGGCAGTGTCTAAGTACGTCTGGTGTGAATATCTCAGAATTATCTACTGAAGTATTATCAATTACCAGAACTTCCTCTTCTCCCGGGTCATCATTAAGACAGAAAGCACTTAGAAGTAAATTTTCTTTTTTAGGAAAATCACCACGGTTTTCTATGTCATATCCTATTACAAACCAGTTGGGATTGTACTCAGTATCCCATAAAGAGTTTTTCGTATTCTTGATCTGTAAGATCGTGGATAGACTTATCTCGCCCGGTCTCACCAGCTGTATCATTGGATTTTGATTCAGTTGGTGGTCGCTTCTCCTGCTTAGAAACCATACTTTCATATCTGGTGGCTAAAATTGCCATTTCGGTTTTAAATTTTGTTGAATTGAATTTGTCTTTATTCATAAAATTAAGTTAATACTTTTTAAAAAATAAACCCAAATAGACAGGTCTTCTCTATTTGGGTTCGTTGGTGACTTAAGCGTGCTCTAAAGTCTTCTCTGCAGTTGCAGTTTGTGTAACTGGTGCAAAGAAACTAGCAAGGTCAAGCTTAGGTGCAGCAACAGCAGGCTTACGCTTGATGTTAGTTACACGCAATACTTTTTCTTGCTCACGAGATTCTACGTAATCAATGGTAACCTCTACCTTCTCACCTTTCATAGGTAAGTCAGCAGCACGGCCTTCACGTTGCCAGATGTTAGCCGTCAAGAACAGACCATTAGTCTCTTCAATAGGTACTTCTTGCTTGTCTGCGAAGACTTGCTTTAATTGTGGCAATTTGTCAGCAGCTACTGCTTTCAAATTTGCAATGTAGCGTGGATTTTGTCCATCAGCATCAGCTACGAGGTTGCCCTCTGTTACATTGCTTAGCACTTCGAGTTCATATTTGCCTGGGGCACTGATGATACTGTAAGCTGCCAAAAGAACGGTTTTAAACATGATCTTTTCCATTTGTATTTGTTTTAAAAGTTTGTAAAATTTTATCCTTCTCTCTGCATTTACACGGACTTGAGACCGTATGAGTGACCTTGACTCATGTTGCATTAAAGGAGAGCTGCTTTCACAGCTCTTCTCATATTAATCTTTTCGTTTTAAATCTAACGCTAAATCGCGCTGAGCTTTCATACTCATTGTTTCAGCAAATACAGCTGCAGCATTGTACTGACCACTGTTCTGTCCACCCATTATCTGAGGAGAGACATTACCCTGGTATTTACCAAATGCGTCAGCCCAGTATTGCTGGGTTTTAACATAAGCATCAAGCTTTTGTTCAAGAGCTCCGTTAGCCTGAATAGTAGTACGTTTCTTATATGCATCAGCATCAGCTAATGTCTTTATCTTACGTGCTTCTAATTCAGCAGCTTCCGCCTGTATCTTTTGCTGCAGCTTATCCTGCTCGGCTACCCGAACTTTAGTTTCAGCTGCAACAACCTGGCGTGTTTGCTCCTGCTTTTGCTGATACTCAATTTCAACCAGGGCTTGTTCACCCTTGGCTTTAGCTGTTAAACTTTGTTGCTGAGCAGTCATTAGTTCCTGTCTTGATACAGCTGATTTAGTAGCAGCATCAATAATCTGACCTAATTTCTTATCAACAACCGGTGCATAATCAGTATCAATGATTGATGCATCAGCTACACTGATAGAATACTCCTGGATAGCTGAAGTTTTACGTTCAGGGGCTCCCTGTTTATTCCTCTTCACTGAAGTCAGATAGAGTCTTTTCTTCTCTTTCTCAATTGAGTCATAGACTATCTTCTCTTCAGTCTGGGATATGTAAACACCATTCCTTAACTGGTCTAAGAAGTCCTGAGACATCTGAGCTCTGCCTCCACCATAATGCTTGTCAGAACTCATAGATTGAGCTGATGACTGAAGACATTCTTTAGTAAACGTAGCCAACCTCTTTGTTACTAATGACTGAGGAGTCCTGTGAGTATTATGTATCAATATCATATCCTTCTCATCTGAAGGTAATACGAATTGAGCTATACCCTTTACATCAGCGGTAGTTCCATCATTAAACATGATGTTAATTGTACCCACCTGGATACCATTATCACGCATAGTTAAATCAGGTTCTTTCTCAGTGTACATTACAGAGATTTGATTGGGCCATTCTGTTTCCTTAGCAAAAAAGCCAGCATAGAATATACCCGGAGTGAATTCAACGAATTGTTTACCACCTGCCTGCTCGACTACCGTTCTGTTACCAGCATCATTCCAGGAGAATGGATTCATAATTGAAAATAAGATGAGTGCAAAGATTGCAACTACACCAAGGACAATTAATTTAATGTTCTTCATGTTCAGTTTTTGTTTTGTTTAAAGTTTCATTTTTTCTGTTGAAGTGGTCTTTTAACAGTACCACTGCAACGTAGGATACGATACCAAATACTGATATGAATCCTAACGCGAGTGCTAATCTAATCATTGTGTTTTGTTATAAACGTTGTTTACCTACAGTTAAATGAAGATTGGACTTCATATGATTTAACTGAGACTGGTATGCCTGTAATACATAATTTACTCCATGTTGAGAGTTGTCTACACTCTTCTTCATTTCTTTAATACGTGCATCCTTCTTCCACACTTGTGGATCTCTGGGCTGTACAAGAACTAAAGGAACGACTGGCACATTACGTGGAGTACCATCGACTCTCTCAGCATGAAAGTCGCGGTGTTTATCGGGTGTGGTGCCGAAAGCTCGGCCGTAGCGCAGATCCCCTTCATATGGAGAACCTGCAGGGGTTGGGTCATACAATCGTGACATATATATTACAGTTAAAAGTTGCTGAGTTATGTGGCTCGTTTAAGCCAGTTAGTTTTAAAAATTTTCTGCGTTGAATCACGCTCGATAAGCTTTGCATAGTATTGAATACGGGCTAGCTTTAATAAATTGATATTGAGTGTATCAAATGAAGGATCAATCCATTCACGAGTGTGTTTGTTGAGGGACATGTTATACGTTCGGTTCATCAGTTTAATGACTGAACGTCTGGACAAATGTATTCTTGTATCAAACAAGTAATCTGCCACTTCTTGATTTGTGAGTTTGTCAAAGCCTTCCCTTACCCATATAGTAAGGTAATAGTCTAAGACATAAAATTCGGTAATAACAGAATCTTTACCTGTAACCGGTTGATTCCATTTTAAATTGTGCTTACGCACGTACTTCCAGCCTTGCCAGTCATTGTTATACTTGCTGGTTATTCCAGCATAAGTTTCAAGACCTTTATCATCTTTATGATTTACATAGTAACCTTCGTATTCACGTACACGGTTATAACTGGTACGAAAATCTGCATAGGTAATTGTCTCCATTACAGGAGTCATTAACGGCATTTCCTGAGCACTTTGAATGCTAATAAACAGGGATAGAATAAGTAACCATAGTTTTTTCATGATTGTTTATTTGGTGGAACAAAATAATTGATAAGCCAAACGTGTGATAGTCCCAGTGCGAATAGGGACGCTATAACCTCATTGTTCATTGGTGTGCTGCATGGTGATCAGACCATACATGAACCTAATAGCTGCAACAGCATACCCGTTCAAAGGCGAAATGAAGCTGTTATATCCACCGCTATGGTATCTCCACGGGATGGCTTACAATTTCTAAGCTATAATCTTCTGGTAGCTCTTCCAGGGTTGATAACATCATAAGATGTTGTTCTCTCTCATGCTCTAACCACAGTAGCATAAGTTGTTCTTCAGTTAATTCCTCGTCAGGCATGTTAGAATTATTAAAGTTGAGAATAGAAATCAGAAGACCCTTTTTTTTTGCGTTTTTAGATTACGAGTCTATTGCATTTAAGGTTGCTGTAGGTCTTCTTATCAGAGAACTGTTTTTTGCTTACGCGTCCTGGGCCACTAGACGATCCCCGTGTGTGTTGTTATAGCACGGGGAGGAGGATTCGAACACTCCGTTTCGCGATCCTGAATCGATGCATAGTAATTGCTGTAAGTTCTCTTATCAGAGTCCACGTTCTTTTTCACCTAATTGAAGTAGTTTTTAAGATTGCTGTTGGGACTCTTATCAGGTCGGGGATCTTGTTTTTCATATTTGGCTTGAAAAGTTGTAAGAGTTGCTGGCCCGTCCTTATAAAAGAAGAGGGGACAAGTTGTAAACCCCCCTTCTTCGTTACTGAAATCCTACGTTTGTTCAATTAGATTTCAATAGTATTCATTATCTCCTGGTTCATAGCAGCTTCGAATAACTCCACATCTGTTTGTGGTACTTTATCCTGGCCTTGAACTCCAGTAAGAAATGCAATGGTTGAACCATCATATCCGCTAAAATAGTAGACATTCTTGGTTTCACCATATGTTTCGAATTTCTCCCCGGTACCACGACCGTAGTAGTTACTCTGTAAATTCCATAAGATAATTTTGAAGTTACTTATGTAATCTTTAGAGAACCCGGCACTGCGTAATGTACTGTAAGCTGTCTCCACATTAGTTTTACCTAATGATGTTGGATTAAACTCACTGTCACTGATACACAGTATACCAGTAGGGAATTGTTCTTCAGGTACACCCGTTGATTTGATTCTTGCAAATAACCGGATAACTGATTGGAAATCTGTTCCTCCAATATAACTTGAGCGGTCATTAGTCCACTTTTCCCACGGTGTTGAACCTTTCCACTGATGCATTTTAGCATCACTGTTAAATTCAATCCATGATGAAGCAAAATAACCATCAGGTAACATTTCAGAAAAGAATAATGCGAGAGCTTTACCAATCTCATAACATGATTGCTTGGTACCAATAGCTGTTGAACTCATTGAAGCTGATGTATCACGCACAACAATTAATGATGTACCTGTTACTGCATTCTTCTTTGCTGTTTCTACCAGGCCCTTGAACTGTGCATTGATTGTATCAATCTGATACTTCTTGCTGGGTTTAGTAGCAAACAATTCATGTACATAACCGGTGAATTTAGCAATAGGTTTAGAGGCTATCCACTCTTCATATTTCTTCTCTAATCCATTGTTAGCCAGGAACTTACCTGATACTAACTGACTTAAAGCACGTCCATGTACAGTAGAGAAATCAATCTCAAGTAATTTCTTCTTTGAGATTAACTGCTGCCATACGTGAGCTGTACCACTTGATTTCAACTGGCGGTATTGCTTGTAAGTCGAAGAGGTTTGTTTGTTTCCAAACAACTGAGAACATAACCACTTGGCAATAACATTATCAGCCTGGGCTTCTAACGTTCTGCATTTACTGTTAGCACGTAACTGTGGTAAATATTTACGTACTAAGTGAGTTGTTTTAGGATTCTCCAATCCAGCAAGTATTACCTTTGAGAATTCATCCCAGTGTAATTGTCTGCCTTCCCATCCATTGTACTGCAGATCATATGACAGCATTTGGATAACATCTTTCCATGATCCTACGGATATGAATAATTCAATGTTCTTCCAGAATGTCTGTGGGTGATTAACAGCCAGCCATACCATGCGGGTAATACCTTCATGTCTTAAGCCAGCACCACGTTGTACAGTAGTAGTCTTACTTCCATTAAAGAATGACACGACCCTTGTGATAAGGCGTATAAACAATATGAAAGCAACAGTCATCCGGGGATTTATCGCCCATAATGTGGACGTGTCCGTAGCGATATCAGAATAATTCCTTGGTTGTTTGTACAATCCAAGTTTAGAGAACTGATCAACAAAAGCATTTCCGGTTGTACTGAACTTCTCGGCACCATTACCACTAAGGGTACGTGCTGCATTCTTTAGTCCTGCATTAACAAAAGCATTAGGGGTAACAACAGATGTCGCTGAGTTTCCATTTTCAAATAGAGATTTTTGTTTGCGGTCAAACATCTTATTAGGGTTTAGTTTGTTATTTTTACTTCTTGATCATCGTATGTCAACTCATATGTAGAGTTGAGTGTTTTGAAGACAATCTTATTGCCTTCTTCTTTTACTATCTCGGTGACGTTAGATGTGTACAATCCTGCAATTATACATGACTCTCCTACTATAGGAGGATTAAGAACTAAGCCTTGTTTAGCATAGCCTTCATATATACCATTGGGATGTTTACCTTCAAACTTATCATCAGACAGCTTTCTTAGTGTTGCTGTTTTCATAGAGTTTAAATAAGAAAGGGGAGCGATGACTCTCCCCTTTCAAGAAAGGAGGCGTAGGCATTACGTAGTCTACGTTCGCAAGCGAACACGGCTTGTTCATTGAAAAACAAGTAAAAGTGTTAAAGAGATGCAACAATAGCCGAACTGGGCCAGGCCCAATGACGACCACAACCAAATACTTCAGACATGTTTCCCTCGTGTTGGGCTACTATGTATGTGTGGTTGTTGTAAATGAACTTCATTCCGTGGCGCATTGAGTACAACGGCCGTTTGGTTGTTTTTTCCATTAATAGTTATTTTGAAAAACGTTTTTGGTGCCCATTTCTGAGTCTCTAATTTCTTTTTGAGACCCATACATTTAGAATAGGGCTGATTCCACATATGTGTTTCCACATGGTGATAGAAATCTCTGTCACCATCATACTCCCAGCGTTGTAAATCCCACTGGCTGCCTTGAGGATGTGACTGTTGTGTCATGATTAGAATTCTGTTAACTGAGCATCGGGTATTACCTCCCAGTTAAGAACATCACGCCTGTCTTGAGGATAAGCAGCGATTAACTGTCTGTTACCAGAACCTGGAGGATCAGGACTAATGAACAGACCACGACCATTAGCATGGAGCATTACAATCCAACCTTCTTTAAGTTGTTTAGATCCTAATTGCTCAACATTATCCGGTATCTTTACTCGGACCTGAAGGGCTTTATCATTACCCTCTTTCATTACTTCTTCTAGTGTCATTGGTTTACTAATTCAAATTCAACATCTACAGTTTCTTCAATAGGATCTGGCTCCGGTAACTCTATAAAGAGTGATACGTGTGCATGTACAGTTGATGGAAAACCTTTTAGTATCCACCATTTGTCAATACCATTTAAAGCAAGACCAATGGATATAGAAGATACCGGTTCATAGATTTCATTCTTGATAACTTTGCAATTAGCCGTTGCACATGCAACAGTTTCAATACATAGTAATTTCATAGCTTTATTAATTTATTTTACGTTTTTGTTCAAACCATCTCCTTGTATCACTTGCAGTTAACCTAATTTCAATTGGGTATTGCATTCTATAATCATCCAATATATCAATAACTTCTTCTCTTGTATACATCTTCTCTTCAACCTTATGAAGTGTAATGTGATTAGAAGAGTTGAGTTTGATATAATTTATCCATCTAATATCCTGTCTTGTAACACCACCATTAGAACCTGATCTTGTTCCTTTAAATCCATTAGGTTGTGGATCACACTCAACCAACACCTTATCTCCATCTTTCAACTTACCATCTACAACCATTTGTAATTGTTCTGGTGAGAAGTGTTCTGGTAGTGCTAGGATTTTAGAATAACCATGACTAATTCCAAATACAATAGTTCTGAATACATGATTATAGTACCAACATTCTTCACCTTTTGTTACCTCTGTTTCTGAAATGATGATTGGTTTATAATAAGTAATTGGTAATATAGCCTTACTAATATTAAATTGTTCAATACTTGGAATATTAGGTGCTCCAGGAACAATATTAAACTTACCATTACCTTCTTGAGCAAGTATACCACCAATATTTTTAACCAATACCAACTTACCTTCTGCTACCATAACATCAGGATAAATGTCATCAAGTTTTGATATTCTATGTTGTTTTGTATGTTCTACTTTGATTTGCATAACTTTGTTGTTTATAAGACAACCACTCTGCATTCAGGACTTTCCTGCTCAGCCTTGTGAACTGAGTTATGATGCATTTATTGTCGCTGGTTTGTACGAGGCACGTGAATACCCCCGTACAACATCCAGCCTAGGTACATTCTGTACCACTATCACATTTACTGTCTTAAACATGAAAAAGCCACCCAACTTAGGTGATAGCAACCCATTTACAATAGATCGAGCGTCCTCGATCTCTTCCAGGTCACAGGAAGCATCCTTACGGATTGTAGGTGTGGCATCTCACCACTTTGCACTTATAAATCATACCCATCTAAATATGACCTTTAACCCTATGGTGTGTCTGGGCTAAGTGTGAATGTTCATAAACTTAGTTTAAGTAGTGTTATACTCTGTACAGGAATATGTATCCAATAAAGGATATAAACCATAATCCCAGTATTATAATCAGAGTCCAAACCATAAATTTTTCAGGTTGTTTCATAATGACATAAGCAACAGCCTATCTTCCACATGGGCTACATTGGTTGAATCGGCTGTTGCGTTAAGATTGTTAGTTATCTTGATTTAAAGAGTTAATAAAGCCTCTCATTGCAAGAGTGCGTTTGAGTTCTATTCCTCTTTCAGGCTCAGCTATCTGTTCAATAAAGCCAAGGTATTCACCGGCTTTAAATGAGATAAACACCAGTTCCTCAGGTGTTTGTGCCTGCTTTGAGATTGCCTGAAACAGTTCTACCTGGTCTTTGGCAATAGGATTACCAGGTGTTAAACATTCAATTACGTATTCCATGAGCTCATCAGCCCTTTCTTTGGTGATGTTCAATGGTTCGAAATAATTCTCAGTCTTTTCCAAGGCTTCCTTGTTGACTGTAATCTGGAAAGGTGCGTCCATTTGTTAATGCGGTTGATTGAGTTGTTAGTTTATTGTTAATTTGAGTGTAAAGCGTGATTGGGTAATTGAGCTGTAATTTGGGTGTTATTTGATGAACAGCTTAATAGATTGATAAACTATTTGAGTATTGGAGAATAGTGTGATTGAAGGAGAATAGCCAGTGTGTGGTCTGGCTATCTCCCTCTATCTGCAACTGACATTAACCATTATCTTTTGCTCTTTCAGGATCAACATACTTGGCAAATACGTCCATAGTTCTGACCTTGTTCAAAAGGTTTTCAACTCCGCCATTGTGTTTGATTACATCTTTCATGAGCATGATATGACAAGCTCCAAGTAATTGAGCATAGTTATTCTCAGTTGGATCAGCATTATACAGGTTTATCTTCTCCTGTAATTGTTCAACAAGGAATTCCTCCGGGAATATTGTTGCAATACGCATCATTAATTCTTCCATATTGTTATAGTTTAGTTGAGACTATAGAATGGCTGGACTATTGGTTGAGAGCGAAAGGGAAGAGAAAGGGCTTTCGCCCTCTCACTAAGCTGTGTGCTCAATGGTTTTCTCTTCAGTAGCTGGTGTTGCAGGTTCGTTGGCGAACACAACAGTCACGTCATAGAAGCCGTTCAAACGGTTCTGCACTTCACCGAGTTTCACTCCAATCTCGCCTGTGGCAAGCATTTGCAGTTTAGCCTCGTTTTCAGCGTCTGTGCCGTTCTCGATTTCGAGCATTCCTACCTTCTCGCTTACTTTGAAGCCCTGTTTCCACACGGGTTCAGAACAGCGAATGTAGCGTTTTCCACCGCTACTAAGTTTTGACAATGAATAATCCATAACATTTTAATTTAAGTACAAAAATAAGAGAAAGTTATAATGAGCGTTATGAACGAGTATATAAGCGTGATGATAGAATATCAAACTTGGAAAGAATAGAAAGAGAGCTGTTAACTCTCTCCAATAACACTTGCAATGTCTTCAATAGTATGCTCAAACCCGAACACACGACCTGCAGAGTAGAAATCAAGATGAACACTGTTTTCCTGCTTTGTGAATGCCATGCAGTAAGACCTGTAAGGACCTGAAGTAATAACAATTGTTTTCTTCATTCCAATACCTTTATCCTGATTCAACTTGATGGCTGATTGTACACGTTGTTCAAACACACCATCATAATCCTGTTCAACAATAACATTTGGTTGCTCCATAACTTTGGGTTTAATGTCCAATACCAAGAGAGTGTTATAATGAACGAGAGAGCGAAGAGTTGTAATCTGCTCATGCAGACCACAACCCAATGACTAATAGATGCTCATGTGCAAATCCATTGCTCGTGACACAATGAACAAACACACGAAGACACCAATAACAATTGTCCAGGCGATAAAATTTTGCTTTCTCATGTTTTTTGGGATTTAGGTTAAACATTGACGGGGGTGTTCGACTCCCACCAAAACCAGGGGGAGGTTTTTGATAGCGGGTCCCACCCTCTATTCTCATGTCTATTTTTCTGATACCCAAAGCGTTACAATTTTTAACGATTTCTCTTGCATCATTCAACCCTTTTTCTCACCTTTGCACCTGACACTGCCTGACAAGCAGACGGGTTAGATGGAGCGAAGGAAATAGCTAAAAAACCCCAGAAGTCGGTTTGTATGAAGTACCCCTCGAGGAGAAAAAGAGATTCACCGATAGTGTCGAAACTGGTCACTATATAAAAACAGGACCTGGCCGCTAGTTGATTCAATAGCAAATAGGGAAGAGCCGGGTAGCTTAAATGCGTAAAGGGACAACCAGCCTGTTTGAAAGTACTGACTTATCCTTGCCCGTGATGTAAAAGTCATGCTTAGGGGTTCCCCTTATCTGATCGAAACTATGAAAACGCTAGTAACTAAAGAAACCAAGCAGGAAAACATACAGTGTACAGCCTGCTTCTCCTGGTTCAAACCGGGACAAACAATACGATTTAAACGCCCTCACTACAGACTTAAGGTTTACAGAAGTTTAGATGGGTGCCAGTGCCCTAAGTGTGGCCATTTGATAAAACAATGAGGAGGATATGAAGGATGAAAACAAATATAGAAATCACTAAGTTCAGGTTTCCTGTATTTAAGTCTTACATATCCGTAGTAGTCTCAAACAACATTCCCAATGCCATTGATTTCATGGAGGATAAGATGCCCCATAAGATCCATGACCCGGATACAAAGAAGTTTACCCGGGCTTACATGTATGCCTATGAGGATGAACTGAACAAAAGGAAGTACTTGCTATTCCTCAGACCTTCAGCCAAGCCTGGGGAGATAGCCCACGAAGTTAAACACCTGATTAACATCATGTTCAAGTGGCATGGATACCGGTTAAGCATCGATAACGATGAGCTGGAGTGCTACTACCTGGAAGATATCGTGGACCGCGTGCATTCTGCTATCCTCCGCTACAAGAAAAAATACAGTAAGCCCAAAAAAATAATCAGTAAAAAGCTTGACATTCCGGAAGAAACACCTATATTTGCACCATGATAACATTAACACTATCCCCCTTATCGCAGCAGCGCTATCTCAGTCATACTGGGAAAGAGGGGAGTACTGTGTTTAAAGATAATTAAAGCCTTGTCAGGTTAATTTTTAAGTTAAACGTAAAGACCCCTCCTAAACCGAGGGGTTTTTTATTTTCTGGGTATATATCAATTGGTAGATTTCGTGCTTTGGGAGCATGAGGCTGGAGGTTCAAGTCCTTCTATCCAGACTGTCAACATGGTGTAATGGTTAGCACCTAAGATTTTGGCTCTTAGAGTTAGGGTTCGAGTCCCTGTGTTGATACTGTGTCTGTAGCTTAATGGCAGAGTCAAGGGTTGTGGTCCCTTTCGTGACGGTTCGACTCCGTTCAGACACCCCATCTTCCTTTCGTTTAACTGGAAGGACGCAGCGCTACGAACGCTGTAATCCGGGTTCGAATCCTGGAGGGAAGACTTTAATGCCCTTGTGGTCAAATTGGAAAAGGCGCCTGACTTAGGATCAGGAGATTTTGCAGGTTCGAAGCCTGCCAGGGGTACAATGCCGTCATGATGGAATGGAATACGTGTCAGACTTAAAATCTGAATTTTGCTGGTTCGAGTCCAGCTGGCGGTACAATACGGATGGAGTCCGGCATGGACGAGGAAACGGTCTTGAAAACCGCTGGCCCTAACACGGTTCGTGAGTTCGATTCTCACTCCCTCCGCTAAACAGAGAGTTAACCTACCAGGGTAGGCAAGCACTGCTAACGCTTTGGCTCGGGGTATCCGGGTGTGGGTCGCGACCACAGCTCTCTGCATATGCTTCAACACCCAGGGCAGGTGGGACGGTCTGTAAAACCGAACCCCATGTAGTTCGAGTCTACTCTGAGGCACAAAAAATAAAGTTGTAAAAAGATTTGGAAGTTTCAACTATCCTCCTCATCTTTGTATCCCTATGAAGAAAGTATTAAAATCTGAAGAACAAGAGGCAGAAGAGCAATATGCTCCTGTCATCTATTTGGTTAGGATCTAACACTTTCAATGTTAAAAAACGAGTTCGAATCTCGTCAGGAGTACTAAAATTTAAAAATGATGAAAAATTGGTTTAATATAGCGAATACGGTCATTACCATGAGAGATTGTGGCAAGGCTGTGTTATATTGGGACCTGTAAGATAGTTTGTATTATGTTTTCTGCAAAGGTCCCGTCACAAGCGGGACTTTTTCATTTGGGGCTAGAGACCAAGGCTGGCTGTTGTCCTTTGCAAGGATGACGTGGTGGGTTCGATTTCCACTTGCTCCACTATAGTTCTGAGGTCAAACGGTTAAGATGTATCACTGTCTATGATTACGGAGCGGGTTCAACTCCCGTCAGAACTGCAAACAAAAGGACTGGTAGCTCAGCGGCAGTAGCAAGCGGTTGTTAACCACTAGGTCGTAGGTTCGATCCCTACCTGGTCCTCACATGGAGAATTCCCAGAGCACGGTGTGAAAAGCCGGAACGCTGGGGGATATAAATCCTTCCCTGTTAAGGGAAGTAACAGCAAGGGTTAAGAGAAATCTTCTCCCGCTTTTTAAATTCTCCGCCACACGTCCCGGGCTAGGGTAGCCAAGCGGTCTCCAAAACCGCAGGACAAGGTTCGATTCCTTGGGAGCGTGCTTATTCCGGTGAAGCTCATGTGGAAGAGCTACAGTTTTGTAAACTGAGGGCTGTCGGTTCGAACCCGTCCTCCGGATCATGTTAAGATTAAGACATAGGTCATTCTAAAATAAGCTCTTGTAGTTTAATGGAAAAACCTTTGTCTTCTAAACAAAAGATTCCGGTTCGAATCCGGGCAGGAGTTCATCGACCCTTGGCGCAATGGTGGCGCAACTGGCTCATAACCAGCAGGACACTGGATCAGTACCAGTAGGGTCAACTAATTTAAAACCAATGTACAATGGATGAGCAAGAATACGAATGGGCTAATGTTGAAAGGCCGGTAAAAGAAGAAGCTGAGGAACCAAAAACCTGCAGCTTAGAAGATGGTGAATGTTTAAGTTGTGGATCATGATAACAGATAAGAAAGACTACGATAAGCTTAATGCTGTCGTAGCTCCAATGTAGAGCTTCCGGCTTTTAACCGGAAGGTTGTGGGTTCAAGTCCCACCGGCAGTACAGATGTTGAAGTAATTCAAGTGGTACAGAACCCTCCCTGATAAGGAGGTATGTGGTGGTTCAAATCCATCCTTCAACACACATCGGGGTGAGAATTGGTATTCCATCGGGTCTCATAAGCCTGACTTCGTGGGTTCGTTTCCCACCGCCCCAACCATGGAGACATAACATAGATGGTCTATGTATCCGCCTGAAGAGCGGAAGATCCTGGATCGTTACCAGGTGGCTCCACATATCTCACCCTAAGAGGCTTTGCAGACTGGTACCGGAAAGCAGTAGTGTCGGGTGAGTCCATGCTCCTTTAGTTCACCGGAAGAACGCTTGGTTTACATCCAAGATGCAGGTGGTTCAATTCCATCAGGGAGTACAGGTAGTTTTGGAGGTTCTCGTGTAAAAAACCTTCTTCATGCAGTAATAGCTCCCAATGTAGAGCGGTGGTCTTCCAAACCTCAGGCTGTGAGTTCAAGTCTCACTTACTGCACCATGACCATGACGGCCGTAGAACTCTGTCTGCAAAACAGAGAAACGTGGGTTGAACTCCCACCTTGGTCTCACTGCAAAAATAAATTTTGCATTTTATTTGGAAGTAAACACAATTTATGTTTACCTTTACGGGTAGATTAAATTATGGATACTCAAGAGCAACTCCCACCCAATTCTTTCCAGAGCCAAATCTCGGCTCTGGACGGAATTATCCTTACTTCAGGATCTACAGCATCCACATCAGTTAACACATGGCATACTCAAGGCATAACCTATTATGACACTACAGGTCAGGTACTGAGAGTAACTAACGGTTCCCCTCAGTGGATCGATTACACGCAGACAGACTGGGTAAAGCAAGCCAATTACGTGTTGCCTTATTATCAGGACGCTCCGTTAATGGAACCGGCCGACCGCGGTATTTTCGGTTTAATGCAATTAGTGAAGGATGAATGAGTGCATTAGTAGCCATAACAATAAGCTGGCTCATAGCTCTTGGACTCACAATTTTAAGATACAGGATAAACATAGCAAAACATAAACAAACTACCAATGGGAAAATGGTCTTTTCTGAAAGAATACGCAAAACAACAACTAAAATACAATCCGGACCTAACTATCACCGACCTGGCAAAACGAGCTCAACAGGAGTTCCAGTCTCAACTGACTCAAAGAAACGTAGAACAGGTCCGTAAAATAATCTCTCGTGAAGTCTGTAAACAAGACTCACCTTTTGTGCCTGATTCAAGGTTTGATGAACTTGAAGATCTGGCAACAAGCTTGTCTTCCATGATCTACAAGCCCGAACCTATACAGGCAGTAAGACAAAACAAGTTTGACAAACCAGGTATGTACATTGTCTTGGGATGTGTACATGTTCCCGGCCATAATGTCAGGATGATCAATAGTATCACCAAGCTTATCGAGGATAAGAAGAATGAAATTCAGGGACTGATGTTAATAGGAGATTTCCTCGACATGAATACTCTGTCAGGTCATAACCGTGGTCAGTTCACTGCAGTACCAGGACTCACTCTTACACAGGAATACGAAGCCGGTAACAAAGTGCTTGATCAGCTCACAGCTCCACTGTCTCACCGTGTAGTAGATAAAGTCTACATCTACGGTAATCATGAAGACAGATGGAACCGTCACATGAGTGACATGCAGAATGCCAAGACTCCCCTGCCCTCCCCCGCGGAGGCCCTTCGTCTGAAGGAAAGAGGTTTCCACACGTTTACAAACTGGACTTCTGATTACGTAAAACTGGGTAAGCATCTTGAGCTCATCCATGGTCAATACTATAACACCCACTGTGCTAAACAACACATAGATAAACTGCGTGGTTCAGTACTGTTTGCTCACACTCACCGCATCCAGATGTACGTTGAAGGCAAGACTGCCGGATTCAACATAGGATGGTGTGGTGATGTTGACACTCCATTCTTCAACTACGCTGAGCGTGGTACCAAATCACAGTGGCAGAATGGATTTGCTGTTGTGCATGTAGATGAAGACGGAGATTACTTCGTCAATCAAATATTCTTTCACAACAATAAATTCTACTTTAATGGAAAATGCTATTCTTAAAATCTCTGTGTCCATCGCATTGGGCATAGCTCTCGCTACACTGACTTCAGATTATGTAGCCCAGCTTGTAACTCCTTTTGCGGCTTACATGGCACTTTACTTTATTCTCTCATTTAAACTCGTAGACATATATGAAACTAAGCGATCCAAGAAAAACAAAGATAAAGGATCTGAAAACAAAAATTGCCAATGCTCAACTCCAGATACAGGAGTACGTGAGTAGTGTCGATGTAACAAAAGAAATGGAACTTCCTGAGGAAGAGCGTAAAGCTAATCAGGAGAAATTTCGTGATGAGCTTGCACTAAGGCGAGCTGACATCACCGCTATGAAGGAAGAGCTCAAACAAACAAGACTTAACAAATACAGTTCTTCTTTCTTTGAGTTCACACCAAACAAAGGAATGAACCGTAGACAAGCGCGTGAATTCCGTAAATCAAGAAGACGTAATGGAAAACATAACAGTAATCAGAAGAGGAACGTTTGAAACTAATGGTGAGCGGCACACAAGTGTAACTCTGTCAGACGGTACAACCCTGAGGATATCCAGTATGAACCCGGCTGATATACATGAGAAAGAAGTAGATCTGGAAATCAGTGAAGCCATCTCTCTCAAGACAGCACATTACAAAAACCTTGAACGCGAAATAGAAAACAAACGTAATCTTCCAAATGAATAAGAATTCCATATTCGAACTCCTTCTTCAACTACCGGTTGTAACAGAAGTCAGCATTACTTGTTTCAGCAAGAATCATATTCTCCTGCCGATGAAAGATGCTGTGCATAACTTACAACTCACTTACTACTGGTGGAAAGAAGCTGATACCGAATTAAAGAAATACATTGATACTCCGGAGTTAATAGAAAACCCTGATGATCGCCAGTATATAAGCAGAGCTCCTACACTGATAGGAACTAAAGAACAACTGGATTACATCATTGATCATCTGAAGAATCTAAGTGACGACACACAAAAGTACCTGGAAGAATACCCCCTCCCTATGGGAGTAAAATACAAAGTTGAACAAGGTTACAATAACGTAATGGAAGCTATGTTCAATGCAGACATCTCAACTAAATATTATGAAGAATACAACAGACAGCAATCTGAATCAAGAAGCGGAACAAGTACAGTTTGAAGAAAACGATTCCGAGATAGCCGTTATGCTTAAATCAGTTATTAAAGCATATGAGGAAGCTTGGAACAGGAACAACGAGAAGAGTGAGATCCGATTTTCCCTCACTATAACTACTCATAAAATATCTACACCAGAAGGTAATAAAGACTGTGCTTATCTCCGATTAGACAGATCTATCCGAGACAAAGGATATAAAGAACAAGAGATAGAGAAAGACGGTGAAAAGGTTATTGATGATGGATGGACTAATCGTCTACTTCATCAGGAAGCTTACTTCTTCCGTAACATGCAAGAGCGTGTGGACCCGCGTGCCGTGTGGAAAGATCAGTTATACGTTAACTGCTTTGCACGTCTTATAGGTGCCGGTCTCGAGTATGCTGAATTACTACAACGCTTAAAGCAAGTAGACAAAGCAAAAGAGATGGCTGGTATCAGTGATGAGGAAAAGCGCCTCAATGACCTTGGTCTTGTAAAAGCCGACTCAATGCCTGCAGAATTAAACGCAGAAGACAAGAAGTATAAAGAATGGCTTGCAGCTGAAAGAGCTAAAGAAGGATTATGATAGCTGTAATTGTAATTACAATAAGAGACATTGTAGCTTTAACATTTATATCCTTGATTATTCTACTCTTTCTGGGTATATGGTTAAAAGAACAGATCACTAAAATTAAACACAAAATATGGAAACAGTAAGAGCAAAATTAAGTTGCACATCAGCAGTAAAAGGACCCTATGGAACCCAGGTTAGTTTCTGGGCACTATACAGTAACAATCCTGAAGATAATTCGTTTGCACAGGCAACACCATCAGCACAACTAAACATGATGGTGAATAACCCAAGCGCAGAAGAATTCTTTGAACCTGGTAAAACTTATTTCTTAGACTTTAAGAAAGTTGAGTAATGACTGAACAATTAATTCAACCTAAATCCCTGGGAGCGTACATAAGGTGCCTCTCAGGGCTCTTTATAACTAAAGACAACCCCAACGGTTTGTCTCCTAAGGAGCTTACGGTACTCGCGTGCTTGCTCGCCTTGGTTGGGGACGCATCTAAAGAACTTGATGCAGACGTGAGACTTGAAGCTTCAAACCAACTGAACCAGAGCTATCAGGTAACTACAAACTATATCAATAAGTTTCGTAAGAAGGGAGCAGTAACAAAAGACAACCGGTTACATCCGGTGTTGTTTAAGAAGCGAATAGTAATAGAATATGGAGAAGACATTTTGTAATCTTGTAATACTAAAAGAAGTTGCAACTGAACTTGGTCTCGACTTTAAAACAGTCAAGAACATGGTGGACTCCCAGAGCGAGTACACCAAGGTTGTAATGGAATCAGATAGTTTCGATTCTATCCGGTGGCCATATCTTGGAGTTTTCAAATCAAAGCCTAAAGAAGTTCAGATGATCAACCACTTAAAAGGTATGACACCTGAGCAGGCAGCAGAATTCAAGAAGCTTGTACGGACAGGTAAGATTAAACTAAATCATTGGGAAGATAAACTAAAAAAACATGGATCTGGAACATAACTTTAACTTCAACGATCCTGTTGAAGTAACTACAATCTTCAGGATGCCTGAGATCAGTGGTAAACCAAAAGAATACAGCAGCAAGATTTGCTTTGGCTGGGAAGACATTAAACTGGTAGAAGAGCACGCGTATGCAGATGACTGGGAGACCTACAAGGGTCCTAAGTACTGGATAACCCTGCATCATGAACCACAAGGCCGGTTGGTACTTGGTAATTACATGAGTATGGCCGAGCACTGGAGACACTTCCGTAACCGCTACCCTTTATTCAGAGACGCACCAACAGACGAAGACTAATATGGAATGGCTTAAACTAGACGAAAACGGAGAGATACAGTTTGTATCTGAAGAGTGCAAGCTTGTGCCTGAAGTACAGGCTCTCCTTACTCTCAACTACAATAAACAGCCCAGAGATCATGATGGCCGGAAGAAGTTTCGTGCCAAGAATGAACTTAAATACCTGTATCTGGCTTACTCACTTAAATCCCCGTACAGGGACTACAGTGAAAAAGAACGTATAGAAGAAGCGAAGCTGGACTGCAACCTGGATGGTAGCTGGACCCCCTCCCCTGAATTAATTGCTTTAATTGAAAAGTACAAAAGAGGCACCCCAGGTAAGATAAATCGTTTATTAACAACTGTGACAAAATTCATTGATAAATTTGAAACGCATTTGAACACCGTTGACCTTAATGAACGCACTGCTACCGGTGGACTTATACATTCTCCCAAAGCTATCATTGACACTCTTGAACGTTTACCACGACTGGCTGAAACTCTGCAAGAATTAGAGAACCAGGCTAAGCTTGGAATTATCAGCAAGGTAACGTCTAAAGGAGATCATGAAGTAGGATGGATGGCAATGCAGGGTACTGGTGGTAAACCTACACATGTCAGTACAACAAGCGAAGACGATGACTAATGGAAATTATAAAGGACATACCACATAAATTAAGAGGAGCGTTTAACAAAGACCTCCTCTTAAATACATACTTTGAGCACACAGAACTATTCAGTCCTGCAGCTAAAGACTACCTCACCCAGGGTAAATACTGTGGTGAGGTTTTCAATTCTAAGAAGTACAACATCTACTGGAGCCGGGAACGTGAGCGATGCATTCACGGATTTGAAAATCCTCAGACTAAACTATGGATCCCGGGTAAGCTCTACTTCTTTCTTAATTACAAACAGATGAGAATCATCCACCCTGATGACGTGGGTAAAAAAAGAGGTAGACGTATCACCACGTTCCCAAGGTTCTGGCCTATTCACTACTTCTTTGCCATGGATTACATGACAGCCGTAGAAGAAGGTCTTAACATGGCTGTACTTAAACCCCGTGATACAGGTTTCTCAGAATTACTCTCATCTTTTGGTACTCACGAGTATACCTTCCAGACAGAAAACCCTGTGTTCTTCTTTGTAGCGATTGAACGTTACCTGAACAAAGACGGAGTGCTCTCTAAAGCCTGGGACCAACTGGACTTCCTTAACCTCCACACTGAGCGTGCTTTCAAACACCTTCGTCAGTATAAAGACCAGGACTTACACAAACAGGCAAGTCACTTTGATCCTGAATTGGGTGGTAAGGTTAAAACCGGTGGTGAAATCCAGGGAGCCGTAGTTGATCACCCGCGTAAGCTCCGTGGTGCCCGTGGTTATGTAAACTTTGAAGAAGGTGGTTCATTCCCTAACCTTGAGGATAGCTGGATGACTGCAAAAGACTTGGCTGAACAGGGGGGTGTGAAATTTGCACACATGCTGGTGTGGGGAACCGGTGGTGAACAGGGCCCGGGTATTGCCGGCCTTGAAAAGATCTTCCTTAATCCTGACTTATTTGATTGTCTTGGATTCGAGAACTGCTGGGAGACAGATATAACTCTTCCAAACGACCATGGTTTCTTCTTCCCGGCATGGGCCTGCAAGACCAAATTTATGGACAAGTGGGGTAACACTAACTTTGAAGCCGCTCGTCTGGCACTAGAGGAAGAACGCTACAAACTCTCAAAAGGATCCCAAGCCTTAAAAGACAAACGTGTATCTGAACAACCTTTCACTCCTTCAGAAGCTTTAATGCGTCTGCAGGATAACCCGTTCCCGGTAGAGAAACTTCAAAAGCAATTACGACTTATAGATTCTTCTCCGGAGATCAAAGGTATGATCAAACATGGTGACCTTGAGATAGAAGACGGTAAAGTAAGATTCAAGCTTAAGCACGATGCTGAGCCCGTGGACAAGTATCCTCACAAGACAACTGATGTCCTGGAAGGAGCAATCTCTATATTCGAATCACCTCTTCGCGATGAGTTTGAGAAAGTACCTGACAATCTGTACTACATTGTAGCAGACTGTTTTGCTGTGGACACTGAACAGGCGACTGACTGGACTTCCCTTGGTGCCTTCTTTGTGTACAAGAGAAGTAATACCCTCTTCCCAACTGAAGACGACATCCTTGTAGCCTGGTATGCCGGCCGGCCTCCTCGCGTACAGGACTTCCACCGAAGAGTCTTCATGGCTGCCCGCTACTACAACGCTATTGTCCAGACCGAGATCAAAGGTGGAGGACAGGAATTACTGAACTACGCTAAAAACCATGGTTTCGTAGAATATTGCGGAGAAAGACCAACAGTCTTCAACCAGGATAAAGACTACAAGAAAGTATCCGGACGGCAGTTCTTTGTGAGGATTGAAGAGAATACAAAACCAGAAAGAATTCAGAAGCTGGTAGACTGGCTGTTAAAGGAAAGAAACTTGAAGATAGAAGGGAATGAAACTCAATATGTTCTTAACCTTGAGCGTATATACGACCGGGCACTACTCGAGGAGTTGATTAAGTTCAATCCAAATGGTAACTTTGACCGGATCTCGTGTCTGCTGGTCCTTATGACGATCCAGCAGGAGGCGGAATTACAAACTATCGTTGAACAGGCTAAACAAAATAAAGATCATATTTTTTCCAGACCGCTCTTTTCAGATAACCCTAATCACCGCAAGAACATGCTTTCTGCGAAGGAAATGATGAGAGTAGATGGTAGAAACAATGACTTAATTATCTAATGACGAAGAAAGAGCGAGCCGATTACATGAAAAAGTATAGGCAGACAAAGATTAAGAGACAGAGAGAACACGAAAAAATAGTCAAACTAGCTAAGCGACAATACGTTACAGACTATCTTTTAGCTCATCCTTGTGTGGATTGTGGAGAAAAGGATATTATTGTACTCGAATTTGACCATGTAAGAGGAGACAAAAAATATAATGTGAGTAACCTAATAATGCAAAGTTACGGCTTGAACACGTTAATTACAGAAATTGAAAAGTGTGAAGTTAGATGTGCTAACTGCCATCGAAGAATTACTCATAAACGAAGACTAACAAATGACATTAGTAAAAAGTAAAACAACCAGAGTACCGAAGCTTAGGGTATCTGAAAAAATAAAGAGAGCTAATGACTTTGAACACACTAAAAGTGTCATGGATCACTATATCTCGGCCTGTACGTTCGTTGATGAAATCGTCAATCCTACTGTCAGAGATGTACGTATCTTCTACGATGCATACAATAACCGCCTTCCTGACGATTACTTCAGATATGTTACTAACCCTCTGAATTCTTCAAATCAGGAATATACCAACTGGCCGGCCCGCTTAAGAGCCTACAGTATCATCCGTCCAAACGTAGACCTGTTAGAAGGAGAATACGAAAAGCGTCCCTTTGCTTTTACAGTAAAGGTTCATAACGCGGACGCAGTAAATACTTACCAGGAACAGGAGTATCAACAGATCCTTCAAATCCTGCAACAACAGTTCATCAATGCTCTGAATGAGCAGGGTATGGACACCGGTGTACCAACTCAGGAAACAGAGATGCCTGAGGGAATCAAAAAGAAATTATCATCAAACTACAGAGACCAGCGTGCTGTAATGGCAGAAGCTGCTCTGGATATCATTATTGACCAGCAACAGCTGGAGGAAACATTCAAGCGCTTATTCCGTGACTGGCTTATTGCCGGTGAGTGCTTCACTTACAAAGGTGTACGTGGAGGAGGAGTAGTACACGAACGTGTATCACCTCTCGATATCGACTACGACAAATCACCTGATACAGAATACATCGAGGACGGACAGTGGGCTACAAGACGTATGTACATGACGCCAGCCGATGTAACCGATTTGTTCCACAAGGAACTTGACGAAGATGAGCTGGACCTTATCGAAGATGAGAACGGCCACATGACTCTTCGTGCTGTAGGTACCGGTATGCAGGCCGCTATCCGGGACGACAAAGATCTTCGCAGATCTAAAGTTATTGTGTACCACGTAGTATGGAAATACCTTGTTAAGATTGGAATCCTGAGCTTCCCTAACCAGTTTGGTGAGATGGAAGAGATGGAAGTTCCGGAAACTTACAAACCAAATAAAGAAGCTGGAGAAAGTGTAGAATGGTACTGGGTTAATGAAGTGTGGGAAGGATATCGTATCTCTTCAAACATTTACATGGGAATCCAGCCGGTTCCAAGCCAGAGAAGTACCGTGAACAACTTATCCTCATGTAAGCTACCTTACAATGGAAAACGCTTCTCAGATACGCACTCACAGAACGTATCAGTAGTGGAGATGGGAATGCCTTACGAGACATTGCACCGTATCCTCCACTTCAACTTAGAAAAGACAATAGCAAAATCCAAAGGCAAGATTGCCCTGATAGACCAGAACGTAATCCCCAAGAAATATGGTTGGGATGAAGACAAGTTCTTCTACTGGGCTGAAGCTACGGGTTTTGGTTTGATAGACCGAACACAACCTGGGGTTGACAAAAGCTTTAACCAGTACTCCGTATTGGACCTTGGTCTGTACCAGCACATTTCATCACTCATTGAGATTATGACTTATGTCAAACAGGAATGGGATGAATTACTTGGTATCACAAGACAGCGTAAGGGAGATGTTAAAGCGTCAGACTCCGTAAGGGGTACCCAGGCGGCTATCAGCCAGTCTGCAGTTATTTCAGAAAAAGTATTCTCACGCTTTGAAGAATTCGTTCGTTCAGAACTTGAAGGATTACTTGATGTATCCAAGCTCGCATGGATAGACGGCTTCCAGGCTATGCACCAGGGAGACGACATGAGATCTGCTATTCTGCAGATTGATCCGGCACAATACATAGAAGCTGACTTTGGGGTTTATATCTCCCGTTCAGCCCGTGATCTGCAGAACCTGGAAATGGTTCGTCAGCAAGTACAGTCATTTGCTCAAAATGGGGCAGCTCCGTCAACTATCATTGATGTTGTACAGGCCCGTTCATTATCCAAGCTTAGAAACCTATTAAAGGAAGCTGAGCAAAAGTCTATGGAAGCTAATCAGCAGATGCAGATGTCTGAAGCTGAAGCGCAGGAAAGGCTGGAAATGATTAAAGGTTCATTCCTTGAATTACAGGGTTACCTGAAAGAACGTCAGATCCATGTACAGTACGACCGTGAAGAAGATCTTGAGTTGCTGAAGCAATCAGGAGTTGATCAAAATCCGGATGAAACCGTAATTGATCCTTCAGGAGCTCAGAAAGTAATGCTGGATGATCAGAATAAGAAACGTGAAATAGCACTAAAGGAACGAAGTGAAGCAATAAAAGCAAGCCAAAAGAACCGGGAACTCGATTTGAAAGAAAAAGAGTTAACAGTACGCGAGCGTATAGCTGACAAAGCTAATGCGACTGCTATCAAGAATAAGGTTGTTGGTGAACGTAACAAAGCAAAATCAAAATCTAAATAAAAATGAGTAGAGAGTCAACAACCGACTTCGCGTACATCGTTATGGGAGTAGCAACAGCTACTAGCATAGGTAGCTTCCTTTTCCAGGCAGTAGGTGCTGTAATCCTTGGTATCCTTGGAGCCTTGGGTGGATATCTGTTTAACAGGTTCCTCCGGCACAAGATAGAATCGTTTCTTAAAAAATCTAAAGAGAAAAACAATGAAAAAGCTGAATAGATTCTATGTTACCTGGTAACATTACCAATGTAAAAATCTATTCCTATATTTGACGCACTAAACAACTAAACTATGGCTAAGAAAGACAAACCTCTGAGTTTCTCAGACTTTGAAGCTGACAACAGCTTGATCGACAACGAGGAAGAAGAAATTGTTCCTCCTGTTGACGAAGAGGAAGAAGAAGACCAGGATGAACCACCTGTAGAAAAAAAGGTACAGAAGAAACCGGTTAAGAAAGTGGCTGCAAAGGCACCTCCGGTTGAAGAAGAAGAGGAAGAAGAGGAAGAGGTTGTACCTCCAGCTCCTGAAGAGGAGGAAGAGGAAGATGATCAACCAGATCCTGAAGCATCTCTTAAATTCTTCGAAGAAGTAGACAAAATCACAGGGCAGGCTGTTGATGTGGATTACGGGGATATTGACCCTTTAACCCCTCAAGGTGTAGCTCTAAGAGAAAAAGCGGTACGCGAAGCAGCTCTTGATAGCTGGCTTGAAGAAATCGAAGAAAGATTTCCACAGGTATACAGAGCACTTGTACATGCTAATAACGGGGGAAACGTTGCAGAACTGTTCACCCAGACGACTTCCAGGGATTACTCTAAAGTAGTTCTGAAAGAAGGAGATGACACAGTAGCTAAGGAAATCCTCAGGGACTATTACAAAAGCAAAGGTGTCAAAAATGAAGACAAACTCCGTAAGTTAATAGAGACGGACGAGGATTCAGAAAACGGATTGATTGCCGAAGCCCAGTCAGCACTGGAAGAACTCCAGGCTGAACAGGAAGAACAAAAAGTAGCAATCATCGAGGAACAGCGTAAAAAAGCTGACGAACAGAAGAAAAAGGATCAGATCCTTATCACTGCAATCGATGATGTACTTGAATCCAGACAACTGCACAGCTTCAAGATCCCAGACAGGGTGGAAGCAAACCAGTTCCGGAAGTTCCTGATGGACAACGTGAGACGGACAGGGGAAGGTAAGTATGAACTTGCTACTCCGCTTGATCAGTCAAACCTGGAAACAATCTTACAATACCAGTACTTCCAGTTTAAAAAGGGAGACCTGAGTAAGATAATCCAGCAGAAGGCAGTAACCGAACAGGCTAAAAAGCTGAAGCTCAAACTAAGAAGTGAGCAGGACAAAACAAAGAAAAACACAGAAGAGGAAGGCCGTACAGGTAAACTCTCTCTAAGAGACTTTTAATAAACAAAAAATAAATTCTAAAATACAATGGCAGGTAATCGCGGTAACAAATTTAGATTTCAGGTACAACAGGACATTTTTGACGCCAAGTCAATGATAGATGAAAACAACTTCTATGCACAACGTCATGGCGAGCCTGCTGAATTAACCATGAAATTAACCTGGCTATTAGGTGACTCGACTAAGTCGTTCCCTCTAGCTATGGCAACAATGGGAGACATTGTCTCTGCAGATGGTGGTTTTAAGAAAACCAACAACAAAGTAAAGGAATTGGATGACATCCAGTTCACATGGCCGGTAATGAGCCGGCTTAACAAGGCATCAGTAGTAGCTGCTACGCCTTCATCAACAGTTGATGTTGGTAAAGGATTAGTGCCGTTCACGTTGACATTCACTGACAACTGGATCAAGCGTAACTATATGATTGAATCTCCTCTTGGAATTCAAGCATACGTTCTTGGAGATCCTGTTAAAGTTGGAGAGCAGTTCCAGTACACTCTTGTACTTAACGCTGTATCTGACTCAACAGTATGTCCTGCGTCTGAACTACAGGCTGGTACACTATGGTGTGACCTTAACACCTTCAACGCTGAATCTGAATCTCGTGGTACAGAATTCAAGCGTGTAGCTCCTGGTAAATACAAGAACCAGATGGGTATCATCCGTATGTCACATCAGTGGGCTGGTAACTCAGCAAACCGTGTGATGTCGATCACCATCGAGCACGAAGGTAAATCAATGAAATTATGGATGGACTTCGAACAATATCAGTTCGAGCGTGCATGGCTTGAGGAAGTAGAACACATGTTCTGGTACTCTCGCTACAACCGTAGAAGCAATGGTGAAATCCCATTGAGAGATTTAATCACCGGAAAGGCAATTCCTACTGGTGCAGGATTACTAGAGCAGATTAACAACTACTCTACCTACACTCGTCTGACTTATTCTTTCCTACAGAATGTGATAGCAAACGCATTATTTGGTCAATCTGACACTGATGGTATGAGCATTACGCTTTACACCGGACGTGGAGGTATGCGTGAATTTGACCGTGCAATGAAGGAATCAGGAACAATCCAGAACTTACTGGCTCAAGGTGGTGGTAACATCGCTGACAAGTTTGTGAAAGGTGATGGAAACTATGACCTTGTGTCAACCGGATTCTTCAACGCGATGTACCATATTGATGGTTACTACATCAAAGTAAAACACAATCCAATCTTCGACTACGGTCGTAGAGCGGTGAAGTCACCTTTACACCCTGAAACTGGATTCCCTCTGGAGTCTTACAGAATGGTGTTCATCGATGACGGTATGTTTGACGGAGAACCTAACCTTCAGTTTGTTGCTGAAAAAGGACGTAGAATGTTACACGGTGTTGTAACAGGTCTTACTCCAGTACCGAAACAGTACAAAATCATCCAAGGTATCCAAAACCTGTCCAGTGGTGACTTAGCACTCTTGTCTTCTGACATAGACGCGGCTTCTTACCATAGGCTGGCAACTGGTGGAGTAAACCTGAGACGTGGTAACACATCTCTGCACCTTGAGATTTCACCTTCGGTAGCTGGATTTTAATTAGGGGCTTTTAGTTTCATAGTTTAGTTTAGTTGGATTGGCTTGGGGAAACCCGAGCCTTTCTTTTTGTAAACATTTATTTAGCTTAATAATAACTATCTATTGACTTTACAATTAAATTTGTGGTATATTTGTACCTCAAATTTACTCAATACTAAACTCGAACTATGAGCAAAATTATCGAAATCCACAGGTACTTTAATCTAGTGGAAATGCAACAAAGCGATCCTGAGGTAAAAGCCTGGCTAGGTCAGTCGTACCGCGGAATTGGACCTTATTTCAAGGACAAAGCAACCGCAACCGGACTAAGCTTTGAAGAACAAAGATTCCTCCTTCCTGAGCTACTTGGGATTGAGCACACAGACAAAGACTTCCGCAGGACCGTAAATAAGTTCTTTGATGAACTGGTTACTTCGGTGCCTAAAGAAGGGTTGAAACTACAGATCGGTTTAGAAGATGATAGCCGGCCGCTGGCAAGCGATAACATGCCAATCAACATTATGGATTACATCCGGTTCCGTCACTTACGTGGCCACAGGGATGTAGCTATGAATGAGTCAGAAGCTGCTAAAACCTTTGGTAAGCGTTTCTACATTGTTGACCCTGAAGCTGTATCAAGCAGCGCTACAAGCCTGAACACCCTGGAAGACAAAACCATCGTGGTGTACATGAAGTTCAAGGACGACCGTATCAAAACGGACCAGATCCTCACTATGCTTGGTGTGAACATCAAGAATATGAGACCTGAGGAGAAAGTACTTAAACTGAAGGAATTGTCTCAGAAGAACAACAAATTGAACGACTACGAACAGAAAGAAGCTTTCGAACGCTTCCTGGCTGTAGCTGAAGACAAGGATCTCGAGTACAAATACCTGATCCAGGAAATGATAGGTACCCAATACCTGAAGCGTGTAGGAAATAACATCCTTTACACAGAATCTGGTAAGAAAGTAGGGGATAATCTGGATGACGCTGTTCTTTACTTCAAGAACCCTAAAAACTCACGTGAGCTCAATCTGATGAAGGCTGAGTACAACACGAAGGTTAAGAAAGGGGATGCCTACCTGCCTAAAGCAGATCCGGAAGAAGTGTCTGAACCAGCCATGGATGAAGTCCAGGAAGTATCAAAACCAAACGCAACTAAAAAGAAAACTGAATAAGAGAAGCCAATCGACAACTAAACTATGAAACTAGACAATTATTTTGCTACCTTTAGGAACGTATTGCTCCAGGAGGTTCAACAAGATAAAACTGAAGGGGGTATATACATACCCTCTTCTGATTTTATAAAGCAAGAAGATAAACTCTATCTGGTGATAAAAGCCGGCAAAGACTGTATTGAAGTTAAACCTGGGGATAAAGTTCGGTTAATGGCCGGTATCCGTATGGAAAACATCACACTGGACAAGCAGGAATACCATCAGGTCATGGAACCACAGATTATAGGATATTTCCGCGATTAAGAAATGACAGTATTCGAAATGCACTTACAGGTCAACCAGCGTTTGCAGGAAGTGGCCAGCTACAAGAGGGATAAATTCTTCCCTCAGGAAATAGACGTTGCCCTTAACAAAGCTGTTGACCGATTCCTACAACAGGGGATCAACATGGATTTCGAAGATGCTCAGATAAACCTGGCACACGTAAGCGGACTGATTAAGAAAAACAAGGCCCTGGATATCTACAAGCCCTCTACAACCGATCCACTCTATGAGGAACAGCTGAATAACGTTTATTCAGTTATTCCTCCGGATCTGTACTGGCTGATAAACTCCCGTGTAGAAATCATCAGGGATCCTTACAACTGTGATACAGCACCGACCCTGGCAACTACTAACCTTCCTGAATGGAAAGCAGTAGTACCTTTCCCGGCCGCTAACGGATCGGCTCCTTACTTTCCAGCAATTACTGTAACCAGTACTATACTTGGAACATTGTACACCGCTCCAGCAGCTATTTCAGCTGGTTTCCAGAGTGCAAACAGCCAGTATATCCTGATCTATGATATCCTGGAAGAACTGTATCCTCACGCCACTTTAAAGGTGTATTGGGAACGTTACAGAGATACTTACTATCCAAATAGCTTTATTTTCGTAAGTTCCTCAAATGCCGGTACAATCCGGATCCAGGGCACAGGGTTAACGACTTCATCTGTAGCTATGACTCAAACTACGTATACAACGTACAACAGAGCTTTAATCAGTGCAATGCCAAGTAAAGAAGTCAAGTTGGCTTCTGTAAAAACTCAGGAAGAAGATACTCTGTATTCTTCACTGCAGCAAAACAGCTTCTACAATACTCGACAAGCTGAAGTCATAATGGACCAGACTTTCGATTATTTCGTATTTTACAGAGACGAAAGCTTCATAATAACTAGAGCGTACATGGACTACATTAGGAAGCCTCGTACAATTAGTTTACTTTTGAAGCAAGATTGTGAGTTGGCTCCAAGCGTACACCATAAAATAGTGGACCTGGCGGTAGAAATACTGAGACTTGATACAAAAGATCAGGCATACCCGCAAACAGTCCAAGATACTCAATTAAGAACCTTTTAACTCGTAATAAACCAACATGAGCCGTTATTCAAAAAACCTTTCAGGTGTAAGTACAAAAGTCATGGTAGGAACAGCAACCTACACAGATGACACAACCTTTGCTGCATTCGTTGCGAACGCACCAGATGGTGAAATGGGTGTCTTCTTAGACACCGGAGCAGTAAGAACTGCTGCATTAACCTCAGCTGTAAACAAATTCTTCATTGCCCAGAAGCGTGACGGATTCGTAAACAAAACTCCTATCTTAGACTTCAACGACATCGTTCGTAAAGTTCAGGTAGACTACGTAGCACCTGTGAAGCAAATATCCTACATTGGATACATTGGCTCAGGATCATTAGATCTTGGATTCAACTTCGCTTCTGCTACATCAACAAACACATTAACTTACGGTATCACTTGCCGTGAGACAACTCCGGGTAACCAACCATTCCCGGTACAAGAAGGATACGCTACAGTAAACAGCTCAACAGCTGACGAATATACTGTACTTGCGTCTATCGTATCTCAGCTGAATGGTGACTTTGATTATCAAAGAACAATGCCAGATCGTTTCGTAAAAGCAGAAATCGTTTCTAACGGTGCTCTTACTGAACTAACTGCAAACCCAACCTTAACCAACGGTTCAGTTACAGTAACATTTTCTGCTAACCAAACTATTGCAACAGGTACATTACTTTCCTTTCAAGGAATAATTTACAAAGTAGCAGTGGGAGTTACAGCAGGTACAAGTTTAACGCTTGACCGCCCTTACCAGGGAGCTACTGAAACTATTGACGTGTCAGCTACTGTTGACCTTGCAGCTTCTATGGCATACACTTCAGGAACCAACAAATTTGGTGTTAAGTTAACCGCACTTGAGTACGAAACTCACTTCAAAGTAATTGGAGCTGCAGGTAACTCACTTGATACAGTAACTTTGTCAACAGCATGGAAACTTGGCTCAGGAGCTGGTACTCAAATTGCAGAACTTGAAGCAACAGAAGGCGCAATCTTCGATGGTGTTGGTGGAACATTAAACGCTCCATTCAAAGCAGACTACGGTCAGCCTGAATTGATTGCAAGTACTTCAGGTACATATCATCAGATCTTCTTAGATCTTGCAGTGAAGAACGTTCCAAGCGCTGACCCTGTTCACGCAGAACAAAAACAAATGCAAAGAATTCTAATTGCTGCACCAAGCTCAGGTACACTTGAATCTACTTTAGGTACAGTATTCGGGGTATAATTTTATTCTGACATAATAAAACCCTTGTAGTAGAGCACAATGCTATTACAAGGGTTTATTTTTAAATGACACTGAAATGGCACTTACTGCAGATTTAGTTAGACAAACAATTACCGCCCCGGGAACAACTAGTATCTGGGACGATGAAACAATATACAATACTGGAGGTAATCCTGCTCGTAACGAAGTAGCTCTTTACCTAACAGCTTATAAAGTTGATGAGGATCTAGTTGAGACTGCATTAGATGTCACAGCGTTTGATCCTGAAGTAGTTACAAGCTTCACAACAACCAATGACATTGACGGCTGGCACAAGTACTATTTTGTAATAGTAGACAACTGGGACGCCCTTGTTACTTACAACAAATACGATGTAGTTTGGGATACAACTGAAAACGCGTTCTTCCAATACATCAATGATACTCCGGCCGATACTAACCCGGTTTCTGACGCTAATTACTGGGAGTCTGTAGCAGATCCATGTGCTTTGATCGCGAACGTAGGCACCGCTACAGAATCCGGTAATCTTATTTACCAGGTGATTAACAAGATCGTATCTTTTCAGACTTCTATCTGTTACATTAAAGCAGCTTCAAAACACGCTAAACAAAACTGTGCAGGAGCTGATTGCGGTTGTGGTTCTAAAATAGGGAGAATCTTTCATAAACTGAGAGATCTCTTCAACAGCTTACCTCTTAATGAATCTCAGGGCCAGTTCCTGGAAGGGGAAAGAAACGCAAGGTTAGCCGAGAAATGGTGTGACGATTGCGAACATTTACAAGAATAACCTTTAAGTAAACATGATTGATGTAAGAAAAGACAGTATCATCTACCAATCACAAGTTTACTACACGGACCTGATTAACGAGCTCGTAGAAAAAAGGAAAGTTGGTAAAGCGAATGAGAAGAGTTGGGAGAAAGCAGATACCATTTCTGGTTATCTCGATGCTCTTAACTACATAGATGTATTAGAAGATGACGATGACATCACGAATGTAAATTACATTCTTGAGTGTCTTATTATTCTTTGTGAGCTTAACCAATATCCGGTATCAGCTCCAATAGAATTCCAAGCTCCTCCAGCAGTATTAGTTGGTGTACAGGGAGAACCTGGTACAAGCGTTACTGGTCCTCAGGGCCCAGCAGGTCTCGCCACAGACTTCCAGGTAAGTTTAGTAACAACACCTACTGTAGTTGATTCTTTTGACCTTGTAGATGCCAAAGGAGCTCGCTGGGATTACGTTATCCTTAGTGATGATGGTTATCAGCGTGCAGGTAGTGTAATAGGTACCTGGCTTGATGACGGTTCAGACCTGGCTTGGTTTGACACCTCCACAGGTGACATTGCAGGAGATACAGACCCTCTGTCATTCTCCGTAGAATTCCTAATTGATGAAATAAGATTAGTAGCTACTCCAGCTTCAGGAACATGGACAGTAATAGGTACCCGATACTTCATACCAAATAACGGTAATGGTTCAGGTCCTATAGGAGATGTTCTTGCAAATGGTAAAGTATACATTGGTAATGCTTCCAACGTAGCAACTGCACAAACAATCTCAGGTGATATTACAATCACTAATGTTGGAGTTGCTACCATTGCTAACAGTGCTGTCACAAATGTGAAAGTAGATGCAGCTGCAGGAATAGAATTAACCAAGCTTGAAGCTCTCGTAGGAGGATATGTTACAGTAACAGACATCTCAGGATTTATCTCTGAAAGTATTGTTACTACAGCAGAATTAGAATCACTATCTGGAATAGCCGGTAATGTACAAGACGAACTTGATTTAAAGATTACAGATCCTACTACAACAGTAGGTGATATCATTATCCGCGATGCTGGTAATAACCTTACCAGATTAGGAATAGGTACTGCGGGACAGGTTCTTACAGTTGCTGGAGGTGCCCCTTCATGGGCAGCAGTTCCAGGTGGTATAACCGGGTTGACAACTCACTACTTACCAAAAGCTACTTCCGCTACTACAATAGGAAACAGCTTACTTGTTGAAACAGGTTCAGCAATTTCTACTACTGGTACACTTGAAGCTCAGTCTGGTATGCGTACAGCATCTACCGGACCTTACTTAAGAACAAAAGTAATCGATATAGATGAGTGGGATATGGATAGTATCCTATATAACCCTCACTCAGTCTCTCATGGGTTGGATTATACTAAGATCCGCTCCATCTCAGTAATCGTAAGAGCTGATTCAAACGTACCAAACGTACCTCATTATGACCTAACCTATGCTGACACAAGCGGTGTGGCCCAAGGTAGATTTACGTATGGAAGTACTTCAGTATTCTTATACCGTACTACAGGAGGTACTTTTGATAGTACAGACTTTAATGATAATACCTCTTACAACAGAGGTTGGATAACAATAGTTTACGAGGCATAATGGCAAACGATATAGTAATTAGAGGTGGTATAAAAGTAGTCAGTAACCTTGCCTTAGGTACAGGAGATGATTTACTTACAAGAAACTCAACTACAAAAGAAGTTGGGTACGTACCTGCTATCGATGATAGTAACTTCTTAACCACTGCTTTACCAAGTACATATGTAATTGTAGGTAATGCTTCAAATATAGCTACAGCAGTCCAGATGACCGGTGATGTTACAATCACTGACTTAGGAGTAACTTCTATTGCAGCTAATGTTATTACAAACAACAACATTAACTCAGCGGCTGCGATTCAATATTCAAAACTGAATCTCACAGCTGGTATTCTTAACAGTGATATATCAAACGCTGCAGCTATTACAAGAACAAAGCTTGCAGACGGTAACCCTGATGTGTTGTTAATCAACAACAGTTTAGGTGAGATATCAGAAGCTACTGCTATTACACCTAATATGGTGTTAGTATCTGATCCAGACGGTATTCCAGTGGCAAGTGGGGTGTCTTCAACTGTAATAGAATTTCTTGATATTAGTTCGTCACTACAAACTACTTTGGATGACAAACTTCAATTTGATTCAGCAATAACTCCCGCAGAAGGAGATATTATAGTATACAGTTCAGGAGCATGGACCGCATTAAACGTTGGAGCAGAAGGTGAAGTTCTTGCTATTACATCCGGTGTACCAGCTTGGACTACAGGTACTTCAAATGGTCTTCCTTCTGGAGGAACTGCAGCCCAGATCTTAACTAAGATAGATGGAGTAGACTACAATACTCAATGGGTGGATTTAACTCTGTCTCTGATAACAGATGTAACAGCCAGCGCTGCAGAAGTAAATCTTCTTGATGGGGCTACTTTCACAGCAGCTGAATTAAATTTCATTACCGGAGCTTCATCAAATCTACAAGCTCAGTTAAATAACAAACTAGCAGCTACGTTGCCACACAACGCTATGTTTGTTGGTAATACTTCAAATGTGCCAGCAGCATTATCTGGAGGTACAAACGGACAGGTACTACAGATTGTTGGTGGAACTCCTGTGTGGCAGACAATTACTGGTACTGGTACTGTAACATCTATCGATGTATCCGGTGGTACAACAGGTCTTTCCTTTACTGGTGGCCCTATATCTACTTCTGGTACTATAACACTAAGCGGTACATTAGATGCTGATAATGGTGGTACAGGACAGTCATCTTACACAATTGGTGACATCTTATATGCAAGTACAACAACCGCATTAAGTAAACTTGGAATTGGAACCGCAGGTCAAGTACTACAAATGTCCGGTGGTCTTCCTACATGGCAGACAATCACTACAATTACTGACGGTGACAAAGGAGATGTTACAATTTCTGGAACCGGTACCGTGTATACAGTAGATGTTGATATTGCTAAGGCATGGACCGGAGCACAATCATGGAGAGATAACAACTGGAGCTTACTGGATAACTCAGATACTTCTAAGATCTTAAACTTCCAGTTATCTTCAATCACAACGGCTACAACCCGTACACTAACAATTCCAGACCAGAATGGTACTATTGCAGTACTTACTGACCTGAGACAAAACATTGTCTACACTTCAAAAACAGCTCATGGATTTGTAGTAGAAGACGCAGTAAAAGTAGGAACTACAGCAACAGATTGGAGTTTAGTTGATGGTACTGTAGATACTCAGGAAGACTTCCGTGGTATAGTTGTAGAAGTAATAGATGCTGACAACTTTGTAGTAGCCCTACCAGGATCCCGGGTAACTGGCTTATCCGGATTAACCCCTGGAGCTACTTACTACGCTCAGTCTGATGGTAGTTTAAACACTTCTGTAACACTTGTAAAAGTGTTATATGCAGATACTGCTACAACCGGTTACATGTTCGCTGGCGGGGGTTCGGGGGCTGGAGGCCACACAATCCAGTGGGACGATTATAGCTTCGCAGCAAGAACAAATTTAAACTTTGTAGGAAATTATGTAGAAGTTACGGATGATGCTGGTAATGATCAAACAGATGTAGAAATTATAGCCAGAGGTCAAGTAGGTGCTAACTTTGATGGTCAGGGTTCAGTAGTTCTTGTTAATAGCAGAACTTACTTTAGAACACCAAGAGCTGGTTCAATTTCAGCCTGGTCAATTGTCGCTGAAGGAACGTCTCCTACATGTACAATAGATATTTGGAAAGTAGCTACGGGTACAACGCTACCTACAGTAGCAAATACAATAATGGGTACTAAACCAGCCCTTGCAACAGGTAACGCACTTCGTTCAACAACCTTCACAGGTTGGAGCACAACAACATTTGCAGCTAATGATATCTGGTGTATAAACATCGATGCCTGTTCAGCAGCAACCAAAATAAGCTTTTATTTAGAAGTAACATTTGATTAACAACTATGAAACCACTATTTTGCCCAGTTTGTCACAAACCGGTTGAAGTACCTGAGTTCGTGAAAGAAAACCAACATTCTATTAAAACAGAAAAAGGAGTTAAAGTAGAGTGTCCTCATTGTAAACGAGGAAAAGTAAAGTATGCACCATGATAGTACAATTCGAAATATTAGATACTGAAGCTAACAGAATACTGGCAGTATTACCTTCTATTGGGTTTGTTTATGATGCTGCTTCTGCAGTATCAGAAACTCAACAGAAGTGGGATTTCTTCGTGCAAAAAACACTTGATGGTTGGGATAGCGAGGTATTCAATTACGAAAGGTCTTTAGCTATTGCTGATGAGCCTAATGACACAGCAGCAGAACAAGCAACCAGATACGTGATGGTGAAAGATACTATTAGACACGATCATGAAAAAGACTGGGTTGCTAATGAAGAATTAAAGATAGGACAAGTAAGACTTTCAGCTGGTAAACGGTATATAGTAGTACAAGATCACACAACACAAGTTGGGTGGGAGCCTGCTAATGTACCAGCTTTGTTTGTTGAGAAACCACTTCCAAATGATGGTGAATTATATCCTGACTGGATACAACCAACAGGAGCACACGATGCATATAAGATAGGGGACAAAGTACACTATGTACCAACAGATAAGAACTACGAGAGTTTAATAAATGCAAACGTATGGAGTCCGGAGGTTTACCCTGCTGGATGGAAAGAAATTTAAACTATGGCAGCAAGATATTGGGTAGGTGGAGGATCATCAGCAAACTGGAATGCAACTGGTAATACAAACTGGTCTGCAACTTCAGGAGGTGCTGGAAATGCGTCTGTACCAGGCGCTAGTGATGATGTTTACTTTGATGGGGCTGGTGCTAGTGGAAATACAGCTAGCACGGTGAGCGTTGGACTTACAATAAACACGCTAACATTTACAGCAGGTTATACAGTGAATGTCACTTGTAATGGGTCAATTCAAATTCAAGGAACCGTATTTACAGACAACTCAGCACACGGGTGGTCTGGCACTGGAAATATTCAATTTCTTGGTAGTATAACTGTAACTAGTAATGGAAAAATAATGCCATTACCGATTTTCTTGTCTACTCCAACTGGTACCCACACTATAACATTAGTTGGAGATTGGACATTAACTGGAAATTTTGCCATTGGTTCATTAGGAACTAAAATACTAAATAAAACTACCACTGAAGTTTTGTACTTAGGTAACGGTCTAAACGGAACAGGGGGAGCAAGTGGTACGTTAGATATAGTACTAACGGGCGGGACTTGGAACGGAAGTGGTGCAATACTAGGGTGTAATTTAACATTACAAGGAAACATAACAGCATCTTCAACAATAGGTTTTGGCGGAGGTAAAACATTACTTTATTCTTCTGGAACTATTACTACTACAGGTTCTACTATGACCCTGACTAGTTGTACTATAAACACACCAGGAATTACCTGGAATACATTACAAGTAGCTTCTCCAAACCAAACCTTTACTCTATCCGCTTTATTACAAGCGACTAGATTTCAAAATAATGGAGATGGAGCCGCAGGTGTTATCTTTACTGGAACCTATGGGTTTACTGTTGCTACTTTTTCCTGGACTGTTCCTTCAGCAGCGACTATAAGTTTTAAAGAGAGTCTGACATACACAGTAACAACGTCTCTATCTTGTTTTTCAAGCAGAGTAGGAAGTATTATAGTTTTTACGTCTGCTCATGCTTCAACCAAAGCAATTATAACTCTACAGAACGGAGCGTCATGTAATTGTCTTGCATCTTTTACAAGAATAGACGCGAGTGGAGGCAGGCCGATAAGAACATTTTTTGGAACAATAACAGATTGTGTTAACATCGAAAGATGTGATGATTTATTCACAGTAGCATCAGCAGCGTAAGATATGGCCATAAATAGATTTACAAACGCAGCAGGAGGTAACACTTGGGGAACAGCGGGTAACTGGTCACAAGGAACTGTACCTACAGCTAATGATGGTCATGTAACTACATTTGACGCCACATCCCCCAACTGTACTGTAAACGCAAGCAACAGAGTTTGTAATAATATTGATTTCACTGGTTATACTAACACTATAACTATGACATTTATAATTACTGTATCTGGTAATATTACTTTCAGTTCAGGAATGATTGTAGCTGGTAGTGCTGTAATGCAAGTAAATGCTACATCAACAATGTCTGGTACTGGATGGACTAACGGTTTTACTGTTTCAGCAACTTGTACAATTACATTATCATCAAATGTTACGATAACGGGAACATTTACAGTTAATTTAAACGTAACAGCAACGGTAAACTGGACAACATCAGAGATACTAAGAATAGGTGGATTAACTCAATCTGGGTTAAATGCTGTACTTGGAGGCACAGCAGAAGTTAGATTAACAGGAGGAACATGGGTATGCTCTACATCTGGCGGTGTAATTGGTAGTAGAACTTTTGGTTTTGATGGCGCTGTTACAATTAACGGAACTTGTAATTTACCAAACGGATTTACTGGTACATTAAAATGGTATAGTGGCACATTACTTGTTTCAGGTTCAACAGTTCAAATTTCAGATTCTTGTACTATAGATTTTGCTGGCGGTATTCTCGGTGGAGTAACTTTTTCGGGAAGCTCTAAAACATTTACCATTAATTCATTACTTACTTGTGCCACAATAACTTTTGGAGGCACAACATCAAACATTATTGCAGGTACAGCAGGGTTTACTTGTGATACATTAAATTGTACTCAAGTAACAACACATACTGTTACACTAAAAGAGGCTATAACCTATACCATAACAACTGCATTTAATTGCTATACATCAAGAGTTGGAGCAAGTGTTTTATTCACCTCTGCTCACGCATCAACAAAAGCAATTTTAACTTTAGTAAATCCATCATCATGCAATGTGCTGGCAAATTTTACCCGTATAGACGCAAGTGGGGGTAGGACTATTAACACCTTCAACGGAACATTGACCGATTGTACGAACGTAAGGAGTTTTCATGACAGACAAACAGCCAACATATGATACTTTGGTTAATTTACATACTACTTGACGCTGGGTTTAACTGGTGGTTAATTGAAAAGAAGAAGACGGAACCAGATTACCTCTGGTTAACAATTGGCCGGTGGTTCTTCATGATCCTTACCGGTATCAGTGTACCCATTGAGGATGAAGCAGGATTAGGTCTTTGGGTATTATATACTTCTACAAGCTTCTGGATTTTCTTTGACCTGTTAATTAACTGGTTCCGGAAAAAACCAGTCTTCTATCGCGGAGAAAACAGTAAGATTGACCAGTTTGGTAACAAGTTCCCAATTCCTTACTTTATACTCAAACTGGCAGCTTTGGGAGGGATGGCTGTAGCAATAATAAATTTACTCAAATAATTGCAAGATTCGGTAATAAGCTCTATATTGCGGGCTAATTTCAATAAACTATGGAAAACACTATTAAATTAAGACCTCTACAGTTAGAACAACTAAGTAAGATCAGAGCTCAAAGAACACAACTGACAAAGACCCTCCAGGAAGCCGACCAGAGAGAAAAGGACTTATTGGCCTTATTCTTTGAAGAAGCTGGAATTAAAGGAAATATAGGTGGTGTAGCCTTAAACGGTGACACCCTGAGTTTTACAGTACAGGTTCCGGAAGCAAAGCCAGTAAAAAAGTTAAAAGAGAAGAAAATTAAAGAGGTTGTCTAATGTTCACGTTTACAAGAACCAACAATACTGTAAAAGTAGGAATAGACGTGGCGGGAAGTACAGATGATGTGATCTTCCTGTCACCAGCTTCCCTTGTTGGTACTCGTAACGGACAGATTTACATTAACCAGGGGAAAGAAGAACCTTTTTATCCAGTAGCAGGAGCTTTCATTGTATCACCTTTGAGTGTGAATGGGAGACCGGCTGATGATGCGGTTACTGTAGCAGAATGGTTAATAGACACTTACTTCTACGGACCAGATTACCCAATTAGTGGGGGATCTAGTTGGCCAGTAGACTACGCGACAAGTGGGTTACAAACCTCTCAATTAAGTGAAATACAAAGTATTGACACCAGATTAGAGACTCTGAACGATAAGACAGCAAGTAATCTGGTAACTGAAGCCCACGACTCAAAAGAGTTCGTATACTATGGAAATGGTGATATTGATTATATCAGCTATAAACTAGGGGTAACAGAGGTAGCCCGAATAACATTTAATTATACAGGTGATGACCTGACTTCAATGGTAAAAACATAATACTATGTGGACAAGATTTAAAGCATGGATAAAAGACTTATTTGCGTCTAAAAAGACTGCCAGGTACGTAGTTGTAGCTTGTAAAAGTATGCCTAGTTTACTGGGTATGAGAACTATTGGTAAACCAGCTGTTAATAAACCATCAATCTTTATAGGATCTAAAAATCAATATAGAACAATAAAACCAATTCAGATAATCTCACAGAATGGAGATTTAGAAATCTATACTGAACATCTTTTTTTAACAGTACAAAAAATCAAATAATACAATGAGTAAAGGTAATACTTTCGAGAATGATCTTCTCCAACTAATTTTCAACAATGTTGACATCGCTGATATAGGTGATGCTGGTGGTCTGCAAAATTCAGCGACTGCAGGTAGTTTATACGTAGCGCTACATACAGGTGATCCTGGTGAAGCTGGTACAGCTGCAACTTCAGAAGCTGCTTATGGCTCCTATGCCAGGGTAGCTGTTGCCAGATCTGGCGCAGGCTGGACCGTTGCAACAAACACAGCAACTAACTTTGCCTTGATTCAGTTTCCTGAATGTAGTTCAGGATCAGAAACTATCACACACGTTTCTATAACAACAGCTTCAAGTGGTGCCAGTAAGATCTTATACAGTGGAGCACTTACAGCTCCACGTGCTATCAGTGCTGGTATCCAACCACAGTTCGCTGCTTCAGCACTTACTGTAACAGAAGACTAAACTAACTAAATAAACTATGTATAAATGCTCAAAATGTCATTTAGCAGTTATTGTCTTACCCGGCCAGGAGCCGATAAGAGCATGTAACTGTACTAAAGAAGATGGGACAAAAGCGACAATAATTGTAGATATAAACTCTACTTTAGAAGGAACAAGCACAGCTGGAGTAGGAACTACCATCAGACAACCTAAAGTAACACTTGGATAATGGCTGGATTTAAAACCATAGGTGAAGTAGTAGATACGGAATTAAACGGGAGTGTAAGAGATTACATCTGGCGTAAGACTCCGTCACAAGCTACTACTTCCGGTATCTGGTTTGACCTGTCAATGTCACCTGGGATGCCTGTACCTAAGTACTGGTTTGATGCAGCTCCTTTAACAGCCCGCGTAATAACACAAGCTGCTGATGGAGGTTTCTATCACGGCCCTAATGTCAGTCCTTCTGAGAAGTACTTACGTAAGATAACTACTCAAGCTAGCGCTGCAACAGCTTTGCCAATGAATGCTATCCTGTGCGATTATCTGCTTTATTATCCTACCATAGATGATGGTACAACAGATGAACAGGTGATGGATAACACTACCACGTTATCTAGGTATACAGACGGACAAGGAGTTAGAATAATAGCTGTGACTACAGGAGCTAGAACAGGTGGACAAACTTTTACTGTTAAATATACGAACTCAGCCGGAGTTTCTGGTAGGATTTCACAAGTTGTTACACAAAATACAGCAACTACTTTGGGTAGTATAACAACAAGTAACACAACAGCCACTGGAGGAGCTGATCCGTTCATTCCTCTTCAGGATGGTGATAGTGGTGTAAGATACATCGAATCAGTAACAATGACAGGTGTAGACACCGGTATCTTTAGTTTGATACTTGTTAAACCATTAGTACAGACTTGCTTCAGAGCATTAGATGTACAATACGAAAAAGACTTATTAATACCAACAACAGATTTGGTAAAAATACAAGACAACGCCTTTTTAAACTTTTTAGTACTACCTTTAGGAACATTGGCTGCTACTGTTTTAAGAGGAGATTTAAAAGTAATATGGAATTAAAATAAAAACACAATGCCAGGATTTGCAAGTAATGATCAGATAATAGAAGCCCTTAGTTTAGGGCAAAAGTTCGATGCCACATTTGGTAAGAACTTTAACCCGACAGCCGCAGCAGTAGCCAACGAATGGCATACTCTTTTTAGAGGCGCTGGTAACCCACCAGCAGATGCTATTTTCAATGCGGGCACTAACTTAACGTTTCAACCTGTAGAAGACGACACAGCTTCAGCTGGAGCACTTCAACATGGCGGAGACGTTCAACCAACATATTACAAGTACTTATTAAGTGGTCACGCTGTTACAGCGGCAGCTACCGTAGTACCAGCCACACTAGCCTTGTTAGATGTTATTGGTTTTTACAGAGTAACATCTGTGACAACTACTACAGCGCAAGCCACAACAAACACAATATCTACTAGAACGGCTACATTTACTGCTGATGCCAGTACAGATGTGATAACATACACATCAACAACAAGTATTCCCAGTAATTTATTAACGGGGACAAGATGTAGAACGTCCACCACAACAACACTACCGGGAGGATTAGCTGCCGCTACAGATTATTATCTGATTCGGGTTAGCGATACTACTGCTAAATTAGCAACCTCTTATGCCAACGCAATTGCAGGAACAGCTATTAACATCACAGATGCTGGTACAGGTACACACACCTTAAACTGGCTTTTGCCAAGATACACTAATGGAGCAGGGGTTCAAGCTATTATTTTTAACTCGAACGCTACTGCTTTGGGTGGAGCAACTCCTAACATGAGTTTAGGTTATACTAACTCAGCTCAAGCAACATCAAGAGCAACACCAACGGTATTGCCTATTGGAAAAACAGCAGCATCAAATTCGCATATAATTTATACGGGGGCTACTGGTACAGGGAAGTACAATTACATGATGCCTTTACAGGCCGGTGATTCTGGTATTGCTGAGATAAACACTATTCAAAATTCAGTATCTTATGTCTCTGGTGAATACACAGTGGCTCTTGTAAAAGAGTTAGCTAGATTCCCTCTTAGCACACTTGGCTTAGCTTCAGAAAGAAACTTTATCTTTGAGTATCCGTCTATGCCTAGAATCTATGATGGAGCGGCTTTGTACTTTGCATTAGGTTCTGGTGTTGCTACACCCGCATCATCAGCAATAAGTGGAATGCTAACAACAGTTTGGAGATAATGCTACTCACTAACTATCTTACGATTTATCAACTTTTAGGTCATCAACATAGTGGCCAGACAGCACCTATGGTGTATAGGAAACCAGAGGTGATGCGGAACTTCTTTTCAGGGGATAGTTATGATGCAACAGTAGTAGCTCAAAGAAAAAGAGATAGTTTCTCTACAGGCACAAATCCTCCTTACTCTTACGTGCTAGGGGCAAAAGGCGGGCTGCTAAGTTCAACAACTACTATAAATGGAGAGGGGGAACTCACACCAGGCTCTCTCGCTATGGGTAGAGCTATTGCTTCAAGCTTAACAGGAAGCGGAGAAATAACAACACCTAATTTATCGCTTGTTGTTTCTATGGCATCTGCTATAACAGCTCTGGGGATTATCTCCGGAGCTTCAATGGTAGGTTCTATTTCGATGGCAGCTACTATAGCAGGGTCAGGAAGTATAACTTCTTCACTCAGCTTGATTTCAAGTATTGTAGCTGATCTGATTGGAAGTGGAACTGTGACCGGTAACTTAAAAGGCACTGCAAGCATGGAAGCTGATATCTTTGTAAACCAGTCAGAAGCCACAACACAAGAACTGGCAGCTGCAGTATGGAATGCGTTAGCAGCTCAGTTTAATGCTCCAGGTACGATGGGAGAAGCTATGGGGGCCGCAGGATCTGCAGGAGATCCCTGGATTACTAACTTACCAGGTGGTTATGGGGCTGGTTCAGCAGGTTACATTTTAGGTAACTTATTAGCAAGTATTCCTGATTCTGTGTGGGATGAATTAAAAACAGCTCATACTACTACTGATAGCTATGGTAAAATAGTACAGGATACAGAAACACAAATAAAGAAATTGAAGACATTACTACTAGCTTTGTCATAACATGAACATCTCATTAAACCAAATAGCTGATCTTTTAGCTGACCGTGTCGGCCAGCCCTTTAACAACCCTCTCAAAGAGGAGTTAAAAGTAATCATTAATTACAAGCGTGCTGACTGGATACAAAAAGTAATCGACAAGCATCCTGAACAAAGAAGATTTTTCCTGCGTGACTTTTCAGTGGAACTGGAACGGGTGGACAAAGCGGAATGTCCAGTAGAGGTGGACTGTACAGTACTGAGGACAGTAGATACAGTTCCACTCCCCGTCAGAACCAGTTATGGTTTGTTTGACTACGTGGGAGATCCGGATAAATCAGATGCTTACTCATATACTACTCCAGACCAGTTAACCTGGGTATTGAAGTATGGATCTAAGTACACCAAGGACAGACCTAAGTATTTCTATGTAAACGAATACGTATACGTCTACAATGAAGATAGCCTCGAGTTCCTGAACATACGTGGTATCTGGCCTGATCAGCGTCTGTTAAACAGATTCTTATGTGACGATAAACCATGTTACACTGATGATGACCAATACGATATTCCTGAAGACATCTTAAATACCATGATGGCTGATATTCTGAGAAATGAGCTGAAACTACTCATAGCTCCGGAGACAGGTGAAGTAACTGTAGATAAACCAGAAACTAAACAATAATGGAAGCCGAACTAACTAAACAAGGAAAGAAGATTGTGACTCCCAAAGCTCATTCTACCAGGGAGATGTACAACTACTATAAGTTAAAGAATCCTCAGTCCAAGGAACCATACTGGATGTTCAAAGAAGTAATTGCACGCTTTAATAAGAAAGCATCAGACGCAGTCATCTTTGGTCAGGTACTAAACTTTGGAAACAGAATAGGAAACCTACTGATTAAAAAGATCAGAAGAAACTACGAGAAACCTGAGGTGGATTGGGGAGAGAGTAAAAGAATGAAAGCCGAGATTATTAAGGCTGGATTAGAACCAAGGAAAGCTGGGGAAACTACTGGGCACGCGTGGCTCGTATATTTTTCAGATCCTTGGTACCTGCGATGGGCTTGGAGCAAGAAGCGTATCTGTAAGGTGAAAAACCAAACAGTTTACAAGTTTGTTCCAACCGGTAACAGAAGTAAAACAGCTGGTGACAACTCACCATCTAAATTAGGTAACCGTGGTAAACTGGTACTGGCTAACAAGCTAAATCCAAGCTTACACATGGTGTACGAAAATCACATGAGTAAACAAGATTAATATGTCAAGCGCAAACAACAAGTGGTTGATAGTAAAACCAGGAGTGGTACTCACACCAACAATTGAACCGGTGATTGTAGCACTCGATGCTTACTTTGAAAAGCATAAACTAAAAGCATATGTAACCTCAGGATTAAGAGACGCTAATGCTCAGCTAGCAGTAGTACGTCAGTACCTTACAAAGAAAGGTCTTGACAAGACTTATCCTGCAGCAATGAAATGTAAAGCTGAAGACAAATTACCAAATGGTGATTATGTATGGCAGATGGCCTGGTCTAACCTCCTCAATGTAGGAGTGATTATCAACCCTCCTTACCGTGCTATCTGTCTGATGAACTACATCAACAAAGCTGGAAAGAACCGGAAAGACTCTTACATTAATCAAACTCCACACGCTGCAGGTAAAGCATTCAACGTAGGAGGAGGATCTAATGGAATCATGGATGAACTGGCTGTTCTTACTGAAGCTTTAAAGGATAAGAAAATACCAGGATTGAAATCATTCCTGGCTGAAAGAGAAAACAACGCATTACACATAGACTGTCAATAACATGCCAAACTTAGCACTAGTATCTGCAAAAGAAATTATGCCACGGGTAATCAGGGCCCTTGGTTATAAACTTCCATCAGTGTATCATGATGATATACTCGAGTGGATACCTGAAGCTATGGGTTATTTACAAGTAACCAGATCCCTGGAGAAAGTATCCACTGGTGACATTAACTGCCCTGATGAGTTGTACGTTACCAACCACTGTGTTAAACTACCATGTGGGTTCGTTGCTGCAGAAGCAATAGAAGACATGAATGGAAGGAGACTTCCTGAAGGTGGAGACGTAACGGATATCAAAGCACAGAGCTCTATCCGCCATCTTGGAGTTGGCGCCAGCGGTGAACCGCGTGTTACGGCATTCCAGGTTAATCCTTACCAGCATCAGACAAGTGATGGTTTACCAGCAGATGAGCCGTCAGCTTCTTTCCCTTTCTTAGGTGAAGATGTTGAACCATCGGCTAATGGAGGAGCTCGTACTTCTCACTACTACAAGATCGTGGGCAACTATATTCAGACAAGCTTTGAAGAAGGTTATATACGCCTCCACTACTGGTCTGTACCGGTGTGCCCAGATGGTTACCCGATGATCCCGGACAATGAAAACTACAAGCAAGCCATAGAATGGCATATCATCAGAAGACTTATTGGAAGTGGTTTCCAGCATCCTGTATTTGATTACAAGTTTGCAGACGCTCAGTTCGAACTATATGCTTCACGTGGTATGGCTGAGGTATCCTTCTGGAGTCCTGATCAGGCGGCTAAGCTACAAAGATCATTTGTAAGACTTATTCCTCCTTATCACTTCCAGGAAGACTTCTTTGTTAACAGCGAACAATCAGAAAGACTATACAAGTAATGCAAGAGTTTCTAACCACATATGCCCCAATCCTGGGATACGTACTTTGTATAGTATCACTGTTTCAGCTCGCTCTTATCTTCTTCTTTGAAAGGAAGAACATAATGACTGACCTGCGTGGTAAAGACAGGATCTGGCAGTTCCTTGAACTCTCCGGTATTGTCTGGTTAGTACTGTTTCCTTGTACTATTGTCAGCTCCTTGTTTGGACTGCATGTGCCAACAGAAGCCTGGGTAACCCTGGATGCTGTCTACTTCATGAACCTTGGAGGTAAGATGGGTCATAAGTGGATTGATGCAAAAACTCCACAACAGAATAAGAACATCAAAAAAGAAGAAAGTACAGATGAAGGACTTTAAACAACAGATTGTGGCCCTCCTCCTGGTCCTTATTATTGGGGGTGTCGCTGGTGCATATTACATGTCTATTAAAACAGATGATAAGCTCAAAGAACAGGAGGCCAAACATAAACAAGAATTAAAGAACAGGGTGGAACTTGCTCTTAAGATAATTGAGGAGAGAGACAGTGTAATAACTGCTCTCAACTCAGTTACACACAAAGATTCTTTACGTATCATCAGCATGGAAAAGCGTATTGAAGCTGATGGTGTGAGAATCAAAAAGTTAATAACAGATATCAATAAATTAAGTCCGGATGAAAAGGTTGATTGGCTTATTAATCGTTATAAGTAGTCTTACAGCAACAGCTCAGAGACCAGTACCTGATTCTATCCTTACTAAAATCATTGAGGATCTTATCAGGTACGATCATGCTAAGTATGCTCTAAATGTTAAAGATTCTATAATCACTGTCTACAAACACAAAGACAGTGTCAATCAGGTAAAGATTGAGCAATACAAACTGAATGCCGCCCAGTATGAACAGGTAGTAACAAATCTGAAACAAATCAGTGAGATTGACGAAAAGACAATCAATCGTCTCGAACGTCAATTAAAGATGGTAAGAATCAGAGAGAAAATAATCATTGTAATCGGCATAGCCGCAATAATTTTGATCTAATGAAATTCGATAAAGGATTATACACAGACAGCCTGGAAGTCAACCAGCCTCAGGGAACTTACAGATTCGCTAAGAATATAGTGGACTCTAACTTACTTGGGATTATTGAAAACGAAGACGGATTCAGAGAATTAACTGATGTACTTCCTTATACCCTTATTGGTGTAATACCAATTGAAGATGGTGCTGTAGTATTCACTACTGATGACACTGATTCAGAAATAGGTACTATTACCCGTTCTGGTGGTACTCTGACTTATCAAACCATATACACAGATCAAGCTCTTAACTTCTCGACTTCTGCTCCTATTAAAGGGGAGTACAGAAAAGAACTTACCGGAGACAGAGTAGTAACCTGGATTGACGATAATAACCCTCCACGTATTCTTAATATTGATGAAGCTGCTCAGGTTGACAACGTAAATGATTTAGAAGTATTTGGAGCTATTGCCAACCCGGAATTAACTACACCTGTAACTAATGATTCAGGAGGTGCTTTAAAAGTAGGTACGTACATCCCAATCACCCGTTACAAAACTGTAGACGGATCAGTTACAAACTGGTTTGTTCATGACCACGTTTTTTCTATAAGTAATGACCCTAAAAGTGGTACATTCGCTAGCTACGCTGGTTCTATCCCGGACACTATTACAAACAAATCCATCTCTTTTATTCTTGAAGGTTGTGATACAACATTTGGGACAATTGAAGTGGGGTACGTCTATTCCAGTAACAATGTAGTTACGATCTATTCAGTGACAACTGCAACAGTTGACACTAACGTTCCTATTACTCTAACTGGTAATGAGACAGCTACATCTGTAAGTTTAGATGCTTTCCTGACGCCAAGCGCTATTTACACAAATGCCAAAGCTATTACACAGATGGCTGGTAGATTATACTTAGGAAACTTGACCAGTTCATCGTTACCGGTAAGTGATTTGCAGGTAGCAGCAATGGATATAAAAATTGATTATACACGTTCACTTGTAGACGTTATCCAGAACACAAACAACCACAGAGATAACCTACCACCAACTTTTACCCCTGGTGAAGTGTACGCATTTTACCTTGGAGTTGAATTACGTGAAGGTGGATGGTTATACTACCATATTCCCGGAAGACCCGCTGTTTCAAACGAAACTCAACAGATAACAGATGAGGGAATGACTTATAAACGCTTCCAAATAGATGACACCACAGATGCAGTAGGCGCATACTCAACAATGGGGTTCTGGGAAAATTCGAATGAAACTTACCCAGATGAAGCTGCTTATGTTGGAGCTATTGCCGGGGATCTAAGAGGGCAGAATGTACGTCACCACAGATTTCCAACTACTGCAAAGTTAATGACTTTCTATACTGGTGATGCAACAGTAGGTCTTTCTAAATTACCACAGCTTGGTATCAGTGTTTCTAATGTAGATATCCCGGATTCAGTAAAACCGTTTATCAGTCGCTGGAAGATCTTTTTTGCCAAGAAGAATCCTAACGATTCATTATTTATGGGCCCAGACCTATTACACTTAGCTGCTTACACTAACGAAGATTCAACTGTAAAGTGGTCAAGTGGTGGTAACTGGGAAGTTTGGAACGGTAATGGAAGTGGTTACACTAAACAGTACACACTACGTACTGATTCAATGAGAATTCATAGCCCAGATTTATTCATTAGTAATTCTGGTATATCGCCTACATACGCACGCTTTAATTACAGTCTAAGAAGAAGTAATGTTAACGAAATCTGGGATGGTTTTGGAACAAATGGTGGAACGCTTACAGTAGATGCTTATGCCAGCTCCTCAAATGATTGGGGGACTGTGACAAGTGCTGTTATAGATTACACCAACACAACTTACACCAGTCGTATTTCTAGTACTAATTTTAAGAAACGCCTGGATAACTTCGCGTACTTGCCTGAGAATGCAAACAGTGGTAAATGGTACACAAGTTTTAATGAGAGATCTTTCATTGCTGATATAAACAATAGTAATGGATTTTCTACTTTAGATAAACTTAGAAGAGTCTACACTAACGTATTAACTGGAGTCACACCAAGTGGTGGATTCTTTACTGGTACAGATGCCACACCAGCAAACAATGGTAATGGCAGAGAAGAAACAATGTACGTGGAGTACTACAGATACTTGACTGATGTACATTCTTCTTTTTTGAAACAAGATCTATGCCCTGTAGAAGGATACGCAGACAAAGATGAAACCACATTAACAGGATCAGGAGGAGATAGCTACATCTGCTTTATCAGTTACATGACTGCAGCGTTACGTAACTCCCCGACAGGAGGCCCTTCAAGTGGAGCCGCGTCATTACACTTAAGTGAGTGTCTACGTATATGGAGAGGTTACATTGGGTATTCTAAGTACAACTTAAACTATCGTTACCAGGACACTGGAGATATTTACACCTACTTCCACGCTAAAACAGATGTACGGGAATTATTTACCCCGACTATTACAACTGATTTACGTCCTTCATCAACACAAAACTATATACCATTAATCAGTACTAATGCAAGCAATAACAAGATAAGCTACAGTACTGATTTTAACATCGATAACATTTTTGCTGCGGGTGTAATTTATGCGTCTGACTTACCAGCATTTTCTACTGGAGGTGAAGTACAGCCAAATACTATTATTTACTCAGCGGCTCAGAATGAAGAATCGTTAGAATTCAGCTGGAGAACTTTCCGTTCTGAAGATAAGTACGTTCTTAACAAAAATAAAGGGGATATCAAAAATCTGCAAGGATTTAGAAATCGTGAGTTGCTGATACATACAACAGATGCTTTATTCAGGACCAGAACAGATGCCCAGGCAGCTACTGACAGTGAATCAATCTATCTGAAGTCAGCAAACATCTTTGATTTACCACCAGAAGAATTAATACCAACTCCAGAAGGGTATGCAGGAACTCAGCACAAGTTTGGTTGTATCCTTACAAAGATGGGGTACTTCTTCCCTGATGACAAACGTGGTAAGGTGTTTCTGTATGATGGTCAGTTACAGGAAATCTCATCTAATGGAATGCGTATATTCTTCAGAGATTTCATGAATCTTAAAGAAGATCCGTTTGGGCCTGATGACAACCCGTTCACTAATATAGGTTACACAGCTGGGTATGATGAACGTAATAACAGAATCCTTTTAACTAAAAAGAGTTCAAATGACCAGTCCTGGACAATAAGTTACAACCCTATTAAAAAGGTTTGGGTATCTTATCATACGTACACACCATCATACTACTTCTCAACTAATGAGAACAGCTTGTATGCATACACATCGAATAGGTTCTTCCTGGTTAACGGAGATCCTACAAATACACATAAAGGACAGTACTTTACAAACTTGTCTACAGTGTCTTCATTTATCGATGTAGTATACACTACTGGAGATAAGGATGTAGTGTTTACCGGAACTAACTGGATAACTGAATCCTACCCATTAACTGTAGTATCCGGGCAACCAAGTTCTACTTTGAACTACGCTAATACTTTCACTCATCTGACAGCAAGATCTACAGACCACTGTTCAGGTAGAATACAGTTATTAGTTGCAGATGACTTTAATGACCTGTACTCTGATAAAATCAGGAACAAAAACAGGACATGGTACTACAACAATATCCGTGATGTTAAAATCACAGACGGTTTTGTAAAAGGGTTTTATGACGATTTCGAGATAGATACTACAAAGCTTAATACAAACATGGAGTGGTACGACCAGCGTAAATTCACTGATAAATTCGTAATTTGCCGCTACGAATACGATAATACCGTAAATAACAGGCTTCTATTTAGTTCAGCAGACATCGAAGCCAGACCAATATAACATGAAGAAGAAAAAGAAAAAATTAGTTGTAGGAGGAAACCTGGCACAATACGGGCAACCGGTAGCTCAGGGTATTGGTATGCTTGGTAGTATGTCTGGAAATCCAGTCTTTAGCAGTGCTTCAATGGGACTACTGGCGGGGGCTAAATTCGGTCCTATGGGTATGATCGCTGGCGCTGGTATAGGAGCCCTAAAAGGTTCTCAGGCTAAGCATGAAGCTGAACTAGAAGCAAAAAGAATAAAAGAAGCTCAAGAAGAGATGTACAGGTTTGACAGTGCTAACCAGGCAATTATAAATTCTGGCGGTGGTTTAAAACACGGAGGTAAACTTCTGGCAAAATCCTTGAATCCTATAAAAGGTGGTGGGTTAGTTCCTATTTCTGAAGACGCAGTAGAAGTTAAAGGTAACAACCCGAATGTTACTGATGGTGTGGAATTAGAATCAGCACATGTTGACCATGGTGAAGTAATCAGTTCACTACCCGACCTTGGCAAATTTGTATTCTCTAAAGAACTTGGTTACGCTAAAAAAGCTAAAGCTCTGGAGAAAATGAAAGACGACCGTCCAAGATTTAAAGCAGTCAATCAGAAAGTGGACCAGGAACTACTGGCCCTGGCAAATGAACAAGAGAGTATGAAAACAGGTAAAAATAAAACATCACTGGCTGAAGGAGGTTACATCCTTAGAAAGAAACTGGATCCAGATCGCAAACAACCAGCAAAAGGAGCTAAGCCTATAGAAATTAAAGGCCCTACACCTCTTGGTGATGAATCAAAGTACTTCCTTAATAAACCTAAGAAGAAACTGGTGTGGGGTGGAGAGACTGATCCTTTTGATTTTCAAAAGACAGCTGAACAAGCGTCAATGAACAGAATCCCGGGTGTTAACGCCCAAGCAGATCCATTTGCTATAGATAAAAATGAATTACTTGGTCTTACCGCTAAATGGGATCAGCAGGAAGCTGCTGACTACAAGGGTGAAACTATTACCCCTGAAATGCCGACTGAAAAAGCTCAAACCATGCCAAAGAAATTTAATTGGGGGAAAGCGCTTCAAAACGGTGTAACCGGTTTAGCCACATTCGGTCCTAACTTGTTTACCAATAACGCTATTAAAAAGCTCAAAGGACCTCCGCAGAGCGCGATGGAGAGAGCTGTAACCCTTAAGAAGGTAAATCCTAATGCCCAGCTTGCAAGCGCTAGAAACGCCTTTAATGACGCCAACGAGGTTGTACGAAAAGGTGTAGGTAACTTCAGTAACTTAGCATCAGGAACAGGATCTTTACTTGCAAAAAGACTGGAAGCTGAAAATCAGATCTTTGGGCGAGTTAATGACCAGAACATTGGTATTCAGAACCAGGAAGCCGGCTTGAATGTAGGTGTAAATCTGCGTAACACAGAGCGGTTAAACAGATTTAGTGAAAACAAGACAGAATTTGAAAACAAAAAGATCCAACTGAAATCTGAAAACGTAGCCAATGTAGCTAAAAAAAGCTTACAGATAGGTCAGGAGAAAGAACGAATGGCGCTGGATAAATTAAAAGCCAAAATTATAGCCGGCCAGTATGGTGATTCAGGAGTTCTTGCTCGGTTAGGGGAGAAATTCAAAATGGAAGATCCGGAAGCTTACGAAGAACTGAAGTCACAAGGATTCTTTAGACTTGGTGGTCTTATGAGTAATAAGCTCTCTAAAAAGAAAAAGAAGTAAAAACTTTGTTTTAAGAAGGAAACTTCTTACCTTTCGACCTAAAATGTGGTTAAACACGTTTTAGGTTTAGAAGGTTAAAATGGAGAATCCTCGCGTAGAAACAGAAAGTAACACCCAATACATTTATCTGTTATTGGACCCACGTAATAACCAACCTGTTTATGTTGGTAAAGCAAAGTGTGTTATTAGCAGATTAGGTTTACACCTTTGTGTAAAAGCAAAGCACAACCCGGCTTTTTATGCCTTTATTGAGGAATTAAAGCGATCCTTGCTTATTCCTAAAATTCAAATTTTAGAAACAACTGATGATGATCACGCTACAGAAAGAGAAACTTTCTGGATTGGTCATTATTTTTCATTGTACCCAAATTTATACAACCGATCTCTCAGACCAAAAAGTATGCTTAAAACTAAGCAATACGTCAAAACTTTAAAAAGAAATTAACAATGGGTTTATATTCAGATCTCTCCTTAAATTCAGGAGAATACATTCCACAGTACGCTGGGGCTCCTCTGGCCGAAATGCAGAAAACAGCTGATACTCTTGCCGGACGCCACTACCAAAACATTGCTCAAGCCAATCAGCTTGAGATCATGGCCAACCAGCTTAAGTCTAAACTCCTACCAGGAGCGAAAGGATACGTTGACCAACATATCAACTCTATCAATGAAGCATTAGCAGAAATGGCTAAAAGTGGTGGTGAAAACGCTACAGCTCGGGTACAAGCCCTGGCCAGAACTTTACAGGGAGACCAAGGTATTCTCAATGGTCTTCAGAGAGCTCAGGAATACGCTAAACAGACTGAGGCTATCGATGCCTTAAAACTAAAAGGGGAGATACCTTTATTTGATGAAGCAAGGCGTAAACAGCTGGAAGCAGCCAGTGCAACCGATGAGCTGTACAACTCACCATATTCTATGGAAGTTGAACCATACAAGAGCCCAACTCCAGAAATGGATGAAGTATGGAATGTAATTAAACCCGATTCATATGAAGGTGCTATTCATGCTGCAATGAACACTACAGCTAAAAACCTTCTTGGTAAGAACATAGAAGGGATGGACCCTGACCTGCCTTTATTCTTTGAAAGTATCACAACTTCAGGAATCAGTGGCCAGAAAATTAAAGACATGCTCGACAACGCGTGGAGCACTTACCAGAATTCAGAATCCTTTAAACAACAAACCGGTAAACTGGTAGGCAAATCTCCAGCCCAGGTTAAACAGGAATTCTATAAGCGTGGTTTAATGGGTGTGTACAGTAACCTTCAAAGAACCTACAATGCAACTCCAGCAGCTGCTTTAAACGGAGGAAGTGGTAGCACCGCAGAACCCGCAGCTATCAATGTTCCAATGGATGCTACTGTAAGAACTAACTTCGATAAGAATACATCCGTAATTCCAGGAGTAGTTGACAAAGCGCTACTAAATTCAGAACGTAAGGTAATTGAAGGTCAGCTGAACTCCATGGCTATGACGGATAAAATAGCACCACTAGACGCAAAAGCTTTAAAAGAAAAAGCTAAACTGGAAAAACGGTTAGGTGAGATTAATGCTGAAGAAAAAAGAACACAAGCTGACGTAGACGCAGAACAACTAGCTACGTTTAAAACAGCTGTAGAAGTATTAGGCACTCAACCAATAAGCTCTTCTATTTATCTTGGTAAACCCGGACCACAGAAAACAACTGAAAGCATGACTGATGCTGAATGGAAAGCATTTATGCAAACTCCTGAAGGGCAGACAGCTTTAAATCAATACAATCAACAGTACCAGTCATTACGTTACAATAATGCTTTTGCTACTGTACCACTTACAAGTGATGCTTCTCAGACGAATGAACAGTTTCTGCAGAAGACAGCTCACTTCAGAAAGATTATGCCGGTTGACGGATCTGAAGAACCGACAACAATAATGAATGAAAACAACGAACCAGCTAGTGACGAACTAGCCGTAGTAAATGAAGCTATCTCAACTGGACAGTTTGAATACATTGGTATGGCTACTCCAAGAAACTTGTTCGCTAAGAAAGCTAATGACAAGTCATTTACCCGAGCTATCCGTGTTCGTATAAAAGATCCTAACAAAGCGGGAGCAACTAAAGATTACTTCTTAAGCCAGCCTGCTGGTATGACAACTCCAATCGACACAAACGAGAACGTGCTCTGGGAAAGAGCTACTTCTAAGCCTGGAGCTTTTGTTCCGGCTGGTGGAGGATATGAAATACAAACAATGCCTACTGTACAACAACGCGAGAAGTTGTATCCAAAGTACGGAACTTCAGTAGAAGTTGACGGACAGTACAAAACAATTGATCAGGCAAAATTCGTAAACAACCCTGAAACAGTATTACTGAAAACCAAAGACGGTAAAGTAATACCTTTTGCTAATTACTCGATGGCTGCTAAATATCTTGCAGACCAAGGAGTAGAACTTAACATAGAATAATCAATGGCTAAAAAAACACCATTAACAGACTTAGGATTTGATCAACTAGGTAAAGTAAAACCACTTGCTCCTCTGGGTACAACTCCAGACCCACTTGGTTTTGACACCCAGGTTAACTCACCTTCTCCTTATGAAGGTCCAACCCCTAGTGAACAATACACTCCAGGATACATAGCTGAAACAAGCTTAAAAGATCATATTGCTGCTAATCAAGATGGTTGGGATCAGTTCGCTAACTTCTTTGAACAAACTGGTGTAGGTGCCTTAGCCGGTACTATAGAAACAGCTTCATACATGGCTGACTTCGAACAACACTGGAATTGGTTAAAAGGTGAAGAAACAGAGTACAAAAACTGGTTAGGTGAAGGGATGAAGAAAATTGTTGAAGAGAACAAAGAACTCTTCCCAATCTATCTTTCTGAAAAGAATGAAGGGTTTGAACCTTCATCAGCAGAGTGGTGGGCTCATCATGGTGGTTCCGGATTAGGAACTGTACTGGGTCTGTTGGTTCCTGGTTTAGGAGTAGCAAAACTTGGTAAGCTTGCTGGTATGGGTAAAACAGGACAAGCTATCTCAGCTACTGTAGCATCACGTACAGCCGAGTCTACAATGGAGGCTAATCAAGTCTTCGAGGAAAGCTACAAAACATTACTTGACAGAGGAATAGATACAGAGACAGCTAAGCAATTAGCTGGAAAAGCTGCTACAACCACTTGGAATACTAACTGGTTATTTGCTCTTCAGGATTTTGCTCAATTCAATACTATCCTTAAAGGAGCAAAAGTTTCTGCTAAAGGAGCAAAAGGATTAGGTATTAAACAATTCCTTGGACAATCCGCCTGGGAAGGTGCTGAAGAAGCAGGACAATACACTGTACAACAAGAAGCTAAACGTCTCGCTCTCGAGTCAGACGCGGACTACTTTGGAGCTGGTTTCAATAAGAGATTAGCAGATTATGTAGATGATGATGAATTCTTAACATCAACATTACTTGGTGCTGCAGGTGGAGGTTTATTCCATGTAGCTGGTAAAGCAGCTGAAGCGGTTACAGAAGTGCAACAAGGTGACTACATTCCAAGGATTAAAGAAAAGATATTTAATACTGTAAAGCGTGGACTACAAAAAGTACGCGCTAATACAGTTGATGACACAGGTACATCTCAGACCATCTCTAACGTAGAGCTGGCCAACATGTACGTGGACCGGTTAAACAAAGGTAAGTTAAACAACTATACTGAAGAGTTAGAAGAACTGAAGAAAAAAACTGAAACAGACTCTGATGTAAAAAGAACAATAGATGAGCACATCGAGGACGTGGAGTTCTTGAAAACTGAAGAAGCTCGTTTGAAGAATTCTCCTATACCCGCAGAGTTTCACAAACATATTCTGACTACAACTCTTGAACAAAGACAGAAGTCAAGATTACAGAAGCAACTGTCTAACGAATTACAGGCTCTTGAACAAGATCTGTTAAGAGAAGACCAGTTAACTCCTGAACTACAACAGCTTAAAAAGCTGCAGATAAGTGCTGCTGGTTACGCAAAGCTGGCCCAGACTAATCCTAAATTTGTACCGGTTGCTGAGCAAATGACTAAAGCATTTGAACAGGCTAAGCAGGATTTCAAAGCAGGTAACGTACTTGGTGCTATTGCTGATCTTGATAAAGTATTATTAACTAACCGCGATGCTGCACTCTTCGAAAAAGCATTCCAGTTAATTTCTACTCAAGAACAACAAAAGGATCTCAAGGATGAGCTTGCTAAAGTAACAACTCCTGAGGGCCTTGCACAGATAGCTAAGGAACGTGCTGAAAAGAAAATCAATGCTGAATCTCAAGCTGTACTTAATAACCCAAAAGCAACTAAAGAAGAAATTCTTCAAGCTGCAGCAAACACTACTGATGAAGCATTAAAAGTTGAGTTAGCTAAGAAACATCAGGCTCTTGTAGATGCTGATAAGGCAGCTAACGAAGCCAAGACTAAAGCTCTTGTAGATGAGGGAGCTCCTGAAGCACCTGAAGAGAGACTTCCTGATGAAATACCATTTGACTTCGATCCAAACTTCGAAGTAGTTCCTGAAGTAGAGGACGCTCCACTTCCGGATGAAATTCCTTTTGCTGGTGGATTAAGTCCTGAACAAGCCCAGAAATGGGGAGGACTAAGCCCAGAACAGGTGACTACAATGCTGAGTCAACTTAATACTGAACAACAGGAAGCAAAACCTGTACCTACTGATCAGCAGGGAGAGAAAGATATTAAAGCAAGTGAGGCTAGACGTGATCAGTCAACAGTTGGTACCATCTCTATGGACCATCTTGGAGATGAAGCCCAAACACCGCAGAAGTACCACCATGTTAATGGACAGGTTGGTACTGCAGAAGACGTGTTTGCAGTCGAACCAATGACTGGACAATTACTTGTTAACACTCCGGTTATTCAACCAGGAATGACTGTAACATTGAAAGTAGAAAACGAATTCCCATGGACACAACGTGCTGGGTTTGTTCCTAACAGTGTTGATAACTACACTATCAATGTGTACATGGAAGGTGTATCTCAGCCATTAACACAACTTCGTAACGTTGATAATAAGAAATTAAATGAACCAGCTAAAGTTGAAGAACAAGATAATAACAGAGCTCTACGTAACAGAATTATTGCTGCGGGAGGAACTCTGCAAACAACCATTACTGGTAAGAACCTTGGCTCTATTCGCGTCTCTGATCGTAAGAATTCAGTTGAAATATTTCAGTCTGATTTCGTAGAAACTCCTGAAGGTTGGTCATTCCAGAACACCGGGCATAACCCAGCATTTGGATTTATAGACTTCAACGGTTTAATTGAAGTGCCTAACCTGCGTAGTATGGCTGGAATGTCGTCAGCTACGGCAGACCGTATTGAAGCAGCTGTACTCGAGCTGTCAAAGAACACAGCTCAATTGTCCAAGATGAGAGGTAAGATTATTACCTTCCGTACAGGACCAGATGGTACTATGAGAATCATAGGGCTCGAGCCAAACAAGCTTAATGAAAACGAAGTTAACTGGTTAATACAGAATCTACCAGGATTGATCAGTTCTAAGAACTACACTGATCTTGACAGTGTTGTATACATGCCTAAGCACGCCCCTGGAGTGTACTCAGCTAATAAAGGACTTCCTGATGTGCTTACATTAGATCGTAGAAGAATACACCTGGTTAATACAACAAAAACTAAGGCTGATGTTCTATTACCACTAACTGGTGAAGCGGGTAAGAAGATCTGGGTTATACTGGATTCCCCACAACTTAAACCAATGTTATCCGGACAACCTTTTGGATTCAGAATCATGACTCCTGATGGTAACAAAACTGCAGTGATGCTTAATCACCCAGCAGGTCCAAAGATTGCTGAGCAGTTCAAGAAATTACTGAGCAATCAGTTCAAAAACATTAACAAGAAAAACTTAAACTCAGAGATAGTTTATACGGACCCTACAGATCCAAATGCGACACCGTCTAATTCATACTACGAGTACCTGGTTAAGACGGGTTCTCTATATACTAATCTACCGGGCTCTAAAACACTTGGAAACGGTAAAGATTCTTCTTATTCATTTAACCAGGTAAGTCTATACTTAGATCCTAACCCGGCTGATGAAGTAGCAAAAGTAGACCACTCAGGTGAGACTACTATTATACATGATGTTAAGCCAGCTCCAATACCTACTCCAACAGAAACTCCTACCCCTAAAAAAAGAGGAAGTGCTTTGGATGAAATTTATGGAGAAGGTAAATTACGTGCTGTAGTAGGTAATCATAAATTTGAAACAATCACTGAAAAAGAATTACAGTGGTTTAAAGAGACTTATGGTGAGGAATTCCTTACTATTGCTAAAAACATTGACAAGATCGTTACTGAAGGTGGAGTAGAAGCATTTGGTATGTACTACAATGCCATGGTAACCCTTGCTGAGAAAGGTGAGACCGGTTCATTAGCTCACGAAGCTATGCACTTAGTACTTGATCCTATGACAGGTGTTGTAAGTGCAAAAGAAAGAGAAGACATTCTTAATGCTGCAGCTAAAGCTTACGGTATTGAAAGAAGTTATGACACTCTACAACCTAAGTTACGTGTTACAGATTCTTATGCTGGTCCTATTGCTCCGCTGGCAACAGAAGAAGCTGGTGAAACAAAAGCCCCTAAGGACTACATTGACTACTTTAAAAAGCGTTATAACTTAGCTAAAACTAAGTATGGTGGTCCAAGAACAGCTAAACAAAAAGAAAAGCACAAGGATAGACTTGACACATTCGCTTCAAGACTTAGAAGTGGTTATGTAAACAGAAAGTTTATTAACCAGCGAGCTGAAGCGCCAAAGTTTGCCGAGATTGATAAAGCTGGGGAAATTATTCCTATTACTCTTAGATTCCTTGAAAACATCAAGAAGAATAAGAACCACAGTACTTCTCTCGAAAGACCATTTAGCTTCAAAGACGCAACTCCAAAAGAAAATGAAGTTCTGAAAGAATTCTATGATGCTTTAAAAGCTGAAATTGAATTAAAATTCAAAAGCGAAAACAAACCTGTACCTAAGAATATCTCTAATGACAGGTTGGTTGATAAACTTGACGAGTGGTTACAAAAGAATTACAGTATACAAGCATATCCTGTACCAACTACACATCAACCTTACGGTTTGTACTCAATAATTAGTGGGCATCCTAAAGTAGAAGGTGGAGAAGTATTCATTTCTGATGGATTACACTTCCCCCAACTTAATACTGGTCACGCTAAACAGCTAACCGACAAAACCTATTCTAACACATTAGGGTGGTACATTAATGCAAAGATCAATGATTCTACTTTCCTGTATGAATTCCAATCAGATATTCTACCTGAAATAGCAGAAGGGAACTTTACATTTGTAAGAAGAGTGCAAACTCCAGAGGACCAGGAAACCGGTGAGATCGAATTCATATCATCTCTTCCAAGCAAATTATCTTACGACCATTTGAAGTTTACCAGAACAGCATCAGAAGCTGAAGTAAAAAACAAAATAGCTGATGTTGTAGAAGACTACGTAGATACTTGGATGGAAAGTACTGCTGATGATCTATTACATGCAGAAAAACACATGCGTGGTGATAGTAGTGCTTCACGCCAGCCTACACCCGATGCAGAAATAGACAGATTAATTGAAAACGCTAACAAACCATCTCTTGCTTTAACAGCTGCTTACATTGGACATAAGAAGAAAACCGGTATAATCAAAAAGCTAGTTAATGATTATGAAAAAAGTAATGAAGCTAATCCTCAAGAATTCTTCAACAAACTTGAAAAAGTTTTAGCACAATCTATTAAACCGATACTGGAACTTGCTGAATTTCAATCACCTAAATCTTTCTTTGTAAGTGAGGCGGATGATGTATCAGCTCACATTAAAGTAGAAACGGCTTCTGGTCGTAAATACTATCTAAACAGTATAAAGAGAGTGCTGGATGATATTGTTACTACAAATACTACTCGCAGATCAAGACCAGGACGTAGACCAGCTCAGCAAGAGCCAGTAAAAGTTCCTAAAACTCTGAAAGAACTATTCAAGATGCAGAAAGAAAATAAGGAACGTCTGCTAAAGATGGCTCATTCTGCTGTTCTTAGAAACAAAGCTACAGAAACTAAAGCTGCACTACAATCTGAGATAGGGGAATATTATGAAGTAAGACGTGAAAAAATAAAGAATTACTTCAAAGAGTTGTTATTCGAAGAAGGAGCTCCTTACCAGGACTACATTTCTGAAGTTGTAGAATACAACACTAAACAAGTAATGCGTGAGCTTACTGGTGATGATACTAAGTACAAAGTAGGTGAGGATTTAGCCAAACTACAGACTACTTACGAACATTGGTATAAAGTGATGTTCGACAAGTTCATTCGTGTGGCTCTTTACAGAGCTAAACAAGAGGGATTAAAAGAAGTTTATTTACCTACATACGCTTCTATGACAGCTATTGAAGGAAGTAAACAAACTGGTCGTATTTATACGACACCATTTGAAGACAGAGATGTTGCTGCTCAACAAAAAATAGACAAAACTGGGCAATTCGAAGTTGACGATATTAATTATGTAAGATTAAGACCTGAAGACAGAACATCACCTATAGATTTATCAGATGATGCCTGGCCCGGAGAGCTTGAAGCTGGTTTGGAAGAAGCTGAGCGTAGAAAAGCTGAAGGAACTAAATACTACAAAGGTTCTGAACAAATCAGTGAAGAAGAATACAAAGCTGCTGCAGAAAAATTTGTCAAAAGCAGAAGAGTAGGACCCTTCTACGCAGCACTTTCTAAAATCAAAGGAGTTAAAATCCAAGGATTAGAAACCCCAGACTGGTCAAAAGAACCATTACTGAAAGTAAATTTAGAAGAATACAATCCAGTTAATCTGGAGCGTTTCAGAACAGTAACTCCAGACTACAGTAACCTTACAAATGATGCTAAAATAGAGGAAATGCTGGCAGAAGAATTCCGTAACTATTGGTTATCAGATGGTAAGATAAAACCTACTGAACCTAAAGTTAAAGGATTCTTTGCTCGACTAATGAACTTTATTAAGAAGCTTCTTGGTTTCAAAGGACCTATTGAGAAACTATTCTATCAAGTAGCAAACACTCCTCTGTCACAAGAACAAAGACTGGCAATCCAGAATAAAGCAAAAGGTATGGTTGATCCTCAGGACCCCAAATTCCGTAAGCTTCCTGGATTCAAGTATATAAAGCAACAACAGGAAACAATCCAGGCATTCTCTTCTGAAGTTATTAAAGTTGCACATGAACTTTCAAGAAAAGAAGAAGTGTACCTTGGTGATTTCTTAACCAACAAAACTAATATTCAAAATGTATTCGAAGCAGTCAAGGCAAACTTCCAAGAAGATCTTGAGAGAATTAAGAAACTCACTGAATGGACAAGTGAGGAAGAAGCAAGATACTACAGCTACCTCGCAGCAGGTATTGGATCTCCACTCGAAGGAGACGATATGTACGTTGGTCAATATGAAGATACTACAACAGTTACTGGATTCCCTGAAGACGGATTCAAAAGCAAAGTCCTGAAGGACCTGGCACGTTATGGATTTAAAGTAAAATTATCTGATGGTACTGATTACGAAAATAATCAGGAAGAGGATGAGCAGACTGCTGAACTTGAGAACTCAATAGATGAATCAGGAGAAGGAGAATTTCTATATGCTGTAGATAAATCTCTCATTAATCCTTCTAAGTCGATGAGTCAGAGGATGAAAATGTTCTTAGCTTTAATCCCTGAACCATTAACAAATGAAAAGGGAGAATATGTTGGAGATAAAAAGACTGTATTTGGAACAACCAAATTCCTTGATTTCAGAAAAGTAGATGGTAACCTGACACTTAAACTACGTGACAGTATTAATCCTTTAACCAGATTAACTAATCTGGCTAAGAATGATCCTATTGCCCGGGTTGTATTGAATGCTTTAATGGAAGAGAAGAACAAAGGCAACAAGCAGTTGTTCAACGAATTCGTAGCTAAATACAATCGTGATGGTTACTATAAGAAGACCGTTCTCTACGGTACAAAACTCGTCAATCTTAAACCAAGCGAGATTGATCCTGCTATGCCGAATGTTCGCACTCGCCTGGAATTATTTGCAAAAACAATTGATTCTGACCGTGCTTCTTCAGACCGGGTTCTTCACAATAGATGGAGAGAAGAAGGTATTCGTAAAAAAGTTACTGATACTGATGGTACTGTAAATCAGACAAAAGCAGATGGCTTATTGAAGCGCTTCAATGACTTTAAAGCTAAGTATGTTGCAGCTCAGAATAAGAAGTCTCCACTGACTTTCGAAGAAACTAAAGCTGAGTTTGAAAGCTTGCTGGGAGAACTTGGTGTGACTCTTCACCCTAACTTATGGAAAGAGTTTGATGCTATTGTAAATCCTGGTTTAAAGAGAAAGAAACTAGCTGAGCTATTCTTTGGATTGAGAAGCCGTACTTTAGAGCAATTACTCGAGAATACAGCCAAAGGAAATGATCCTTACGAAGGTTCTACTGTACTGACTACGTTATCACGTATGAGCTCAGTATACATGGAAGACTCAAGAGGAGGAGCTTACAGAAATGATTCTGGAAAGCAAGAGAATCCTATTAACTGGCCTTCAGCTCTCACTGAGTTAATCAATCAGGTTAAGAACAACAACCAGTCTGTATTCGAATACTTTACAGATGATGATTTCTACAAAGGAAATCAATTCTTAAATGTTGTTAAAGCTAATCCGGATAAGATAGATTTAACGTTTTCATCTGTATCCAAACGAAATAACGAGGATCCTAAAGACTTCGAGAACAGACGTAAGATTGATTCTATCATCATGCGTTTGACTACCTTCTATAACAACGGAGGTAACGAAGCTCTAATCTTTACAGGTACTCCTGAAACAAGTACCAAGCAACCAATCTTAAGCTTACCTAAGTACAAAGGTACCAAGGATGCAAGAGACTTCCTGTTTACAGTGTTGAAGAATACAATGAACAGTGAAATAACACGTATTCAAAAGATTAAGGCTTTTGCAGGAGAAGACCCCCTGTTGGCGAATATTAAAAACTATGGTAAAGCAACAAAGTTTGTTTATATACCTGGGCTTAACAGTATTCCTAACCTCGTAGAATCCCTGGCTAATGGTGAAGTCAGCCCGGAACAGAAAGCTGAAGCGCTAAACTCCGCAAATGCGGAGATTAACCGGTTCATCGATGACCACTTCATGAGGTTTAAAAACTGGTTACTGGCTAATGACGTCATTGAGCAAAGTGTTAAAGGTGTAGTTACCAGCAACCGTATCCCTGAAGGATTACTTGATAACAGAGAGGTTGAAACCTTCCTGCAGGAATTCTATTTCAATGATCTTGCATGGAGAATGAGTGTATCTCAGGTGTTAATGGGTGATAAAGCCCTCTACTCTGATGATGATAACTACTTCAAGCGTGCTAAACACATTGTAACTCCGGGTATCAAAGGATACTCTGAAACCCCGGTTACCATCTCAATAGGTGTTTATCCTAAACAGATGAAGATCAATACTCCTGAATACCTCAGTGAATTAGCTAAGTGGGTTGAGGATAAGGGGTTAATTAAAGCTTACGAAGAGATCAACAAGACTGATGCACAGTCACTGGCCGACATAGATACATATCGTATCATGGCTGACTCTATTGGACAATGGAGCCCTGACCACGAGCGTGTGTACAAGATTGCGTGGTCAAAAGGAATCACTATCCGTAAAGCTACAAAAGAACTTGTAAAATTAAATCTGATTACTGAAGAAGAAGGTCGAGACTTGATGAAGACTGCGTCTCGTATTCTACTCCAACCGTTGAAACCTTCTCGTGCAAGATACAGAAAGCACAGATTACCAGACGGTAAAGTAATCATTATAAAAGAGTGGTTCAAAGACAGTATCACACCTATTACTCCTGAATTAGCTGTAACCCATAAGGGATACGAAGACCTGTTAGCTTACATGAAGACTAATCAGGTTGGAATTATGTCAGCTGAAGATACAGTGAAAGTAGGTCTGTACGGTTCTATCACAGATCTATCTGTTCCTATGGAGCAGTGGCAGAAGAGAACCATATCTTTAGAAGACATTCGCTACCCTCAGATTCTTCCGGATAAGAAGAAGACTAAAATTAAAGGTACCCAGTTCCATAAACTGGCTTTAGGTAATATCCAAGACAAAGTGAAATATAAAGTAGGTAATACTACAATGCTTGGTTCTACTGTCAAAGAGAAATGGAATGAATACTGGCTGGAGAAAATCCAAACTTCTGATAAGAAACTTTGGACCCAGCTTGGGGTAGGCGAAAACTTTGAGTTATCTGAAGATCCTGCAATCAGAAAAACACAGCTTTACAAATTAAAGCTTGTACTTGAACAGGAATTCTCTTCAAGAGACTTAAACGAAAACTATCAGGATGTTCTTGAATTGATCCGGATCGCTAATGATCAGATTGACTTCAAGCTCCCTATATCAATACCAATGTTTGGACAGAAGTTCCAATCTATCCTGTCTAACCTATGGAGAAAGAAAATCCTCGCTCAGGACAGCCCTGGATACGCTGCAGTTAACCTTGCAGATTGGGGAACAGGATATGATGACGAATTGAAGTTCATCCAGAATGAGAATGGTGAAGTTATTGAAGCTGAGATCGGCCTGCCCCTCGAGAACCTTGGAAAACTAGGGTTAAAGTATGGTGATAACGTGCTTCCTAACGGACGTATAGTTTGGGACCGTTTAACTGAAGCTCAGAAACAAGCACTGCAGTTTATTCTGTACCGTATTCCAACATCCAACAAATCATCTATGATTCCGGTAAGAGTAGTTAAAATACTACCTTCTAACCTGAACAATGTAGTAATGATTCCTGGTGAACTTACTGTACAACAAAGCTTAGACTTTGACGTAGATAAGTCACAACTACTTGCAAGAGTACTTACCAAAGACGGCTCTGTAGATAAGGATAATGTCGATACAAAACTATTCGATCTGTACTGGGGTATTCTAACAAACCCAGCCCATATTGAAGAGGTCCTTACTCCTCTTGATTCTAAGACTCTGACCATGAAGTTAAATGAGTACAGAAACAAAGGATTAATAGACGAGAACAAAGGATCTTCATTTGCAAGCGCTGATGTCGATATCGAAGCTGAACTTAAGAACAAAGACGCAAAAGCTGAAATTGGTATTACTTCTCGTTTCAATACCGGACATACAATGCTGCAGATGATAAAAGACTTTGTGTCTGTGACGATGGGTATCAATATCAAAGTTGGTAACAAGTACGAGCACTCGAATCTTGGAGCTATGTATGATGCTAATGGTGAAGTGCTAATCTCACGTAACCTTGCTGAAACACAACAAGCAGCTCTGGATGCAGCTAATACACCGCTACTATCTTACTTCAATGTAGTAACTGGTACAATGAGCTCATTCTGTACTATGATCCTTTATGGAATACCTCTTCCTGTAGTAACAGATTTCTTCATGCAACCTGTTATTGCTGAATGGACTAAATTCTACGAACAAGAGGGTCTTAATGCTGATAAAGCGACCCAAAGACTGTTTGCTGAATATCCTGCAATCAAGAATCAATACAATGCACTTGAAGAAGGTACCGTTAAAGTTGGTCTTACAGAAGAAGGGCTTTCAGCTTACCTGGGACAAAAAATAGGAACCTCAACCTCACACGATGCACGTGTGTTGCTGGAGTTCCGTAATATAATGACTATTGCTTCACAATTAAGTAAGGTTAATAACGTGTTATCAATCGATACGTTCAAAGACACTACTGGTATTGAAGCAATGGAAGGATTAGTACAACAGGTTAATGACGCTATTGACCCTGATAAGCCAGTAGCACTTGACATGCGTATGTTTGAACTTGATGAGACTCCTCCGGTTGGAAAGCGTTTAGCTGCTTTCTACCAGTATGGTGTAGTCAACTTCCTGAAGTATGCTGGTCAGTTCTTCCCTTCAGCAACAATGCCTTACAGAGCTGTAAGAACACATTTTGCTGTAAGTATGGGACAAGCTGGTATGACTAACAAAGATTCTATCAAGTCGATCAATCAGTTTACAGACTACTTTAACCTGGAACACGATGGATTCCTGTCAAGATCTCTTGAGAATATCCATCCTCAGAAAGCTTCTTACCGTACAAGATGGTCGTTTACAGACCCTAAGAATACCTTATGGATGCATATCGACAAGATGATCGATAAGTATCCGTCTCTGAAGAATAACGAGCTCATCCGTAACCTGGAAACCGGTAAGACATACGGTGAAGGTGTACAGATGCTTGGTATCCGTAATACAGACGGTAATACCAATAAGACTGAAGTGACAAACGGCTGGTACGAGTTATTAACAAGTACCAATGAAGAAATCCGCGGTTTAGGCCACGATTTGGTCCGTTTTGCTACGTTTACTACTGGTTTTGAATTCAATCCACGTTCAATGTTTGAACTGATTCCTGTATCTTTCTGGACTGAGTCCGGAGTAGAAGCAGGTTGGAGAAACATCGTTAAAGCCGGGGAAGCATTGCAGATTGACCGTGATGCAGTTATTCTGAACTACGTTCGTCACCAGTTCAGAACAATGAAAAGATTCCCTGAAATCTATGGTAAGTTTACTAAAGAGAAAGGATTCATTTCTGATCTTGTTAAGGAAGCTACCCTTGAACCAGGTACTCAGCATATCACTAAATTTGTACTAAGTGATGGTTACTTAACCCGTGGTATACCTCCTCGCTTCATAAGAGCTAAGAACGGAGCTACCGGTGAGTACCACCTATACGAGCAAAGCCCTGCTAATAACATGGTTTATGCTGAGCTACAGCCAGCTGGTGAACCATATGGATACATAGAAGTATCTGCAGATGGTCGTGCTGAATCACGTCTGCCTGCGAATAGAAGAACTAAAGCTTCTACTCATCCATGGAGCTCTGGACCAGTTGTGTCTAAAGCATTCCCATTATTTACTGGTACTACTTTAGGTGAGAATCCTATCATTACTCAGTATCTGCCTGAAGACAAGAACCACGCAGGTACTACCCTTGAGAAGTTAGCAGCTGAGGAGACTGATGTAGATACTAAGAAGAACATAGAAGCTCTTTTACGCAACGTTGATAAGATTAACACACCTGTTATCCTTGCACCATTAGGTAACCAGCTAGGGGTGTTCGAAGTGGATACGAGAGGAATAAGTGTTATCAAGATTAAACCAAATGGTAACGTAGAATCTGAATCACAGATGCGCCATGTGCTTCTTCACGAATTGAACCACGCGTTCTCTGTTGAAGTATTACTCAACCCGGTTGGAAAAGAACAGGAGAATTTCAGAACAAATGTTGAACGTCTTGCAAAAGAGAACAACATGGATAAGTTTGAATTCCTTGCTGAACTTGCTTCAAATAAAGACTTCAGAGCTAAACTCAGAAAGAAAGGCTTCTGGGCCCGTGTACTCCGTGCTTTACGTAAATTGTTAGGATTTACTGACCAGTTCGATAAAGTACTTGATCAGTACTATGATATCCTTGACAATGCGGAAACTCTGCAGGCTATGACTCCTGGAGAATATGCTATGAAAGAGGAGAAACCAGTAGGAAGAAAGAGAATTGACATTCTTGCTCAAGCCTTAGCTTCTCTTAAATCAAGAGCTAAACTGCTTTCTGATAAAGGTAAACGTACTGAATCCAAGGAACTACACAACCGTATTAAAGTCTTCAAAGAATTAATGAAGACTAAGAGAAATGAAGCGGTTATTAACTACATCCTGCAGGTAGATGATGAGATCCAGAAACTAAAAGGCGCTTTTGCTTTAATGGCTAAGAGCCCTGACAAGGTTGATCCGGATACACTATATTCTATGCGTCAGCAATTAACATCGTACAAGTTACTTGATGCTTTCGCTGACCAGATCCACCTTAGCCCTACAAGCTTCGTGCCTGAGGGAGGTAACAGTGATATTCTGTTAAAGAACCTTGATGACCTGCGTGCTGATGTCCATAAACTGAACAACAACACAAGAAGATTAGCTATCATACGTTTTGCTTCAGTAGCAAAGAAGGCTCTTAATGACCCTACTTTAACCCTGGAGAGTTTAATAGACAACTTTGATCGTGCTGACCGTGACGTACACTTCATCAACAGATTTGTTGAAACTGGTATGGAAATCAATGACCCAGCTGTAAAGACTGCAGCTAAACTGTTGATCGACAACCAGGCTGAAGCTTACAGAAAAACCCAGGATGACCTGTACATTACAAGTCCTAAATCTCAGACAGCTACAATAGTTGTAAAAGAGAAAGGAAAGAACAATAAGTTCAAGTGGACAACCAGAAAGGTTAATTTCACTTCTGTAGGTATGATGAAAGCTTTGTCAGAATATGAAACATGGCTTAAGAGTAAAGGCAAGAACATCAATAACTTTGTGGATAAGTTTGGACCGGTTATAGACATCGACTCACTTGAACAGAATGCAGATGGTGTACACTTAATCTCGCCATGGTCTCCAGAAGGACAAAGAATAATGTCTATCCCTGAGAGCTCACCAGACTTCCCATTACGTCAGTTCTATGAAACCTTCGTAATGCAATATCTAAAGAGCCAGGAGAGTATCCCAGCGTACAGTCACCGTCCTGGACTACGTATCCCAAGCATCCAAAGATCTATGCTTGAAGGATTAAGCCGTGAAGAAGGAGCTGGTAAGTTTGTACTGCTGAAAGAAGCTGCTATCGACAAGGTACGCCAGCGCTACGATGAGACTGACTTTAAAGCAGTTGATCAGAATGGTAAACCTCAGGAGTACATTCCTGTAAGATTTATTTCTAAACAGGATGGACAAGAAGGCAGATTATCTACCCGTGAAGTAAGTTTAGACCTTGCTACTACACTACCACTATTCATCAACGAGTCATACAAGAGACAAGGATTAGAAGCACTTAATGCTGACCTGGAACTTGGTAAACTTGTGCTTGCTGAAAGAAGAGTAGTTAAAACCCGTAACGTAGCAGGCCCTGGATTAACACCATGGTTAAGTAACAAGAAAGAAGGTATTCCTCTAGCTTCAGGAGAATTTGATACTATCCCGGGTGAACAGTCGAACTCTTACCAGACCTATGATTCTCTTCTAAAGAGATTCATGTATGGTGAAGTTAAGAAGAACGAGCTTGATGTTGAATTAGGTGGTAATAAGTTCAGTGGTGCCAAGATGATCGACACCCTGCTACAAGCCACTGGTATCAAAATCATGTTTGCTAACGTAGCTATCCCACTCACCAACTTAATTATGGGTGAAGTATCCATGATCAAGGAGATTGTTGGGGGAAATGTGATTAACAGAAAAGATTATTCTGCAGGTATGTCCTTCTTCAAGAAAATAGCATTACCTTCACTGGCTGATGTTGGAAGAAGAGAAAAGAAGACTAAAGCCGGTCGTATCTTGACATACTTCAACCCGGTTGATTCTAACCGTCCTGTATCTGACCTTGGTGTTGATACTAACTGGATGAGAACTATCTGGAGTGGTGTAACACGTACTGGTGGTACAAGTATAGAATTCTACCTTGGCGCCAAGTCTATTGGGGCTGTGTTTAACAGGTTCAAAGCTATTAACCCTGAAGGTAAAGAAGTTGGATTGTATGATGCCCTGGAGATTACTCCTGAAGGTAAAGTATCACTTGCAAAAGGATACAAGTTCCGTGGTAAGGATTCAATAAGCTCAGCTGATATTAACGAGGTGCGTAACTACGTGCTCCGTACATACCAGATGATGAACGGTATCTACAACACAATTGACAAACCAGCAGCAAATGCTTATGCATTAGGTCGTCTGGTTGGGTTCATGCGTAACTGGTTAGTCCCTGGTATTCAAGCCAGATGGAAGACTAAACACTTTGACGAGCGTTTAAACCAGGAGAATGAAGGTCATTACCTTTCAGCAGTAGTAGCATTCAATAACATCTTTGGTAAAAACGGGTTCTTAAAGGGGTCAATCGATGCTCTTCGTATTCTGACATGGTTTGGAGTACATGATGAGAAGTTATTATTACTTCCTGAAGAGCTTGAACTTGATGAAGAGAAACAACAGGAGATTATCAATTTACGTAAAGCTAACATCAGAAAAACATTGTTTGAACTGTGGGCCATTATAGGCATAACAATCCTTATGGGCACCGCGTGGGACGATGATGACGATAGCTACATAAAGTACATGCTAGCTCGTGTGAAGCGTGAATTAAGTACATTCTACTCACCACAAACTGGTTGGGAAGTACTACGTTCTCCTTCAGTAGCTCTTAACTTCCTTGACGGTATCGCTAAGATACAGAGAGACGTAGTTGAATCTACAGGATCGTTTATAACTGGTGATGAACAACCACGCTACCAACAAGGACCTCATAAAGGTGAACTTAAGCTTGTAGCTGACCTCAAGAGTCAATTTGGTCTTAACTTCGATGCTCAGTTTGAAGCTTTGGGAACAAAGACAAGATTGATACAACGAGGAGGATACAAATAAAAAAAAATACCTTAGAAGCCGTGAAGCCTCTAAGGTATTTTACTACAATTCAAAATAGGTACCATGTGACGTGAGTCCAAGATCGAATTTCCGGTCTGTGACTGCTGTTGCATTAATGAAGAGTGTTTGTACACCTTCAATTTTACGCGTGCCGACATTGATACAGTCTTCAAAGTTGTGGATGTGCCCAAAGATATGGACACGTGGTTGTTTTTCAAGTACATGATTTAAAAGGGCTTTATCACCACAATATTCCAGCTCATCTCCCCGGTTACGGGTTAAATCCAGAACACCTTTAGGAGGACCATGGGTTACCAGGATATCAAGCTCATCAGGGATCTCATCCCAATAAGGGTCAAGCTTGCTTCTACTGACATTATAAGCCCAGCCTACTCCAAAAGAAGGAGTATAAGGACTTCCAAAGATCTTTAAACCACCAACTTCCTGCGTTTCATGGTGCAAAAAGGTAATGGTTTCATACTTCCTGGGGTCTACTAATCCTGCTTCAATTGATGTGTCGTGGTTTCCAGCAATCAGTACTTTGTACTTAACGGGTAACATGTTGTACCAAACAAGGAAGTTCAATGCTTCGATTGAGTTTCTCGCTGGATTAGAATAGTTACCAAAGTCACCCCCATGGATAATCATGTCAAGCTCTTTTGGTAGTTTGAGCATTCCATGAAATCCATGAGTGTCACTTATCGCGAGAATTCTTAGCTTTCCCATTATATTTAATATTGTTTGAAGAATAATTTTCTTTTAAGTATGTTATGGCTTTTAATAAAAGTAATTCATTGTCTTGAAAATAACCAAGCGCAAAATTACAAGTTGTACACAACAACCCACGGACTAACATAGTATCATGACAATGATCTACAGCAAGCTTTTTTCCATTTTCACTAGCTGTTTTTCCACAAATTGCACACTGACCATTCTGATAAGTGTGTACATTATCGTACTGTACAGGAGTTAGTCCCGTATTATATTTAGTCATAATTGACTTGCGTCTCGATGGATTACGTTTAGCCCAAGCTGAACACTGAACTATATTACATTTTTTGCAATCAGGTCGATGTCTATCTGGTTTTTGTTTATCATTATAAAATTCAGTGATCGGTTTTTCTACCCCACATTTAGTACAAATCTTTGTTTCCATGAAAATCATTTTATCAAAGATACGCATTAAAGTTGAAATAGAAAAACTTTTTCACTAAATTATTTTTCAAGCTGTTTGTAATTCATATTTACTTAATCTTTCCCGTATCTCAGCAAGAGTAGTAGTCTTAATCATACGACCATCTTTGAATACAGTTTGTAGAGCTCCATGAGCTTCTTGATCAGGTGTACACTGGTCCAGTAAAGTGTAAGTATGTGAACCGTCTGCAACTGTAGTAGGCAGAACACATAGTAATCCTTTAGCTGACTTCTTGGTACCATCATCAGTAACGGGATCTTTCCAGATCTCTCTGGCTTCAGTATAAACCATTGGGGGTTTAGCTGACATCTTGTTTTCAATCTTCACTTCACCATAAGTTGCTTTCATTGCAAAGCCAAAAGTATCACGAGTATTATATTGGTAAGTAAAACTACCAATGCCAAGCACCACATTAGTGCTGGCAAAGCCCTTTGCCTGTAATCTCTTACATATTTGTTCAGCACGGTCAAGAGTAATACTATCGCCATAAATTGCTCCAATATGACTATCCAATAACTTATATTCTTTTCCATCATTTCCTGTTACATATGTTCCTCCAAATATTTCCCAAAGAAGTTCTATAACACCATAATAATCTGGTGTATGTTTCATGCCTTCATAATGAGGGCCTAATTTACCACAAATAATATCAACAGGATTACCAGAATCCGGACGAATAACTAACTTACCCTCTCTAGCCATGATTTTAGATTTCAAAGCTGGTAGAATTACAGTTATTACTTTCCATAAATCCCAAGTGTCAGACACAACAGATAGAATTCCAGTCGGGTAGAGTGACAGTAGCCGCTTAAACGTCTCAATCTCGCTATCTTTAGTGCCCATACACATAACGGAATGCTCCGTGGCAGGTACCGAAGCACCAATGAGATCACTACCACTATATGAATGCTCAAGTTGATAGATGGCAGGGATAGTATCTGTGCCACTGAAAGATAACAGATGGCCCATGCCACTGAGAATAGCAGACTCAACAGAAGACATACCTCGCATAGAAAAGTCATGGCCTTGCCATTGGACAAAGTCCGCAGACCCTGTTGTTTCCAGTGCATATTTCGTGAGTAGTTTCTTGTATTCATAAGCTATTGTTGCTGAAGTCATAGGTTGCCATAACATACAGCTTAAAAGGGTTTCAAGATAGTTTACTAACCAGGCAAAGTCTGGGTGAGTGTTTGTAATTGTAAATACCGGTACACCAATAGGACATAAAGTACCTTCAGGAAGTGCTTTAATCTCAATAGGTAAGTAACCTAAGTCATGTAACGCTTCAAGGCGTTTAGTACTAATTGGGACGTGTCTCGAGTACTCAGCCATCAGCGATTCTTTTTCCTTCCAGAAGAATTCTCTGTTAAAAGAATCAATCAGGTAAGTCAGACAGAAGTGCTGAATACCAAATACTACCACCTGCTTTATCTCAGGTATACGGCTCTTACGAGGCGTGAAATTCGAGTACAACTTCACCATACCATCAGGATACATATCCTGATGATGTGGTTTATAGAAGTCTACGTATAATAGTGGATTCATAGTTAAAATGCGTAATCGCGGAAGTTAGCGTGATAATTTACTCTGTTCTCAAGACGGAACGTTCTTTCAATATCAGCACGTTTACCATCAAGTATACCATTATTCTTAACAGTAATTTCATTACCGTTGACAGCTGTGATTTCACCCTGATTCTTGTGGTCGAAGTACAGATTATGACCGATCTTATCAGCATCATCAGTATCCTCATCCAGTATCCACGGTGGTTGAATTTCTACAGAGAAGTCAAACACGTCACTAGGATTTTTACCATCAGTGCGGTTTAACCAGTATACATCGAATCTGCGTTCTTTCTTTGTAACGTTGAAGATGTCTTCAAACTCAGAAGGATTCTCATTATGGATATTAACTTCATTGATTACAGCTTTAACAATATCAACAGTAATGATGTTTAACTGTGCAATGAACTTAACTACTTCAGATTTGAATTCTTTGTTTACAAGGAGGTCATCTACAATCTCAATGATGGCATTTAACGACAAGTCACCAAACTGTTTGATATAACGTAATCTACTGGGTCTTTCCAGCATGTTAGCGTTAACTCTTGGCTTGTTGGTTGTCAAGATAAACAATCTTCTGTGTTGTTTGTTAGATGTACCATCCATTAAACTAAGGATACTACCCCCGTTTGCAATACCATCTTGATCATCCTCTTCAGATACATTATCTCCATAAACTTTTTCAAATTCATCGAAGAATACGATGCAATCCTGTTGTACGTTTTCAAGAAATCCTCCCAAACCTTTAAAAGGTCTGTCAACAAGGATAATAGGTAACCCAACCTCACCACAGATTAATTCTGCAGTTACAGTTTTACCAGTACCTTTGATACCATTAAGAAGAATACCAATATTACCGGTTGTATTTAACCAAGTAGTGGCTACTCTTTTAACAAAGTTGGTTTCGATATCATACAGCTTGTACCCGAATGTAAATTCATCCTGTGTACGAGCTAAGTACGTTACTCCGGTTGGAGTCATTCTTATAGAATAAACTCCTTTTCCTAATCTTTCTACTTCCTGGGAAGTTTCACTTGGGTAATATTCATTACCGCTTGTTTGCCATTTGATATTCATATTAATCTTTTTTGCATGGTTCAAATGTTACGTTGTACAATAATTTAGCAATCCAGCGATTGAAGGCGTTGTTTCTACCACAGTAGATGATTTTGTCTGACACGTAGTTGTCAAAATAGTCAGAATTTGAACTCTGATCATTTTCACAACCGGTTACATACTCAGCTCCCTGAGGAATCACAAACAGATGTGAAGCGTTTTCAAACAGCAAACTCTTTCTTGGAATACGGGAATGAAATCCTTGATTGATTTCTACGTAATCCTTGTCGTAAGTGCTATTTCTAGTATACTCTACAGCATCAAGAGCTCTGCGTTTAAATGAAGGTTCATCTTCTATTTTGTACTTGCTGTATCTGTGTCCTGTGTGTTGAGATTGGGCTCTTTTAAAAAAGTTGTTGTCATCAAGTGCCTTATAACAAGGCGTGTTTTCCTTTGCAGTAGCGATTGCAAACTGCTTTTCTGGAATAAATAAGCACATAATTTTTATTTTGTTTTTGGTTCATAAATTACGACTGTAACTTTACAGTCAATTAGTTCACTTTGGATGATATCCTTTACTCTGTCCCAATCACCTCCTGCAAGGCCACACCCTATCTGGGGTAACCCGATGTGTTTGCCTTTAAAGATGTGGTTCATTTTTCTCAGGCATAGAGTAAGAGCCTGATAATCTAATGGAGTTCTGCTTCCGTTCTGGTGATTGACACCCATACCATACTGAGTGTAAGCGTTTACAATACTTACATGGATTTGGTTGTCAAACAACTCTTGTAAGTTTGAAGGACGTAGGTCCCCACCATCCCAGGTTAAATGAACTACATCAATAGTTCCAAGTTTGTTTATGTCCCCATTGAATCTTTCATCTTCGAGAGGAAACTGATCACAACCGAATGCTTTAGCCATCTGAGGAGCTATTCCAGCTCCCATCGTGCAAAAACAATTCACTCCGTGGCATATAACATCGAAGGTACCTTGTTTGGCTAATGCAATTAAGTCTCCTTTGACTTCATTGTATGTTCCCATATTTCTTTTATTTTAGTTAAAAATTGTTCTTTTGAATAATCAAGTTTCATAGTGTTACATTGTGTACAACAAGGAACAATATTAGTAATTACATATCCTTTAGTAGAATCAATCCTATCAAGACCCACTCCATCTATAGCTGTATTACAGTAATGGCAGTTAGTGTGATAAAATGATTGAAATTGTTCTTCAGTTAACTCCCAAGGAATATTACGTTTAGCGGCACTTCTAATGTACGACTGTAAGCGCCCTTTAAAAGACTGTCTCCAAGCCTTATGATTACTTAAAACTTGTTGTTTATTTTCTAAATAATATTGTTTTTTATTTAAACGAACTTCTTCTAGGTGAGCTTTTCTATAAGCTTTACGAGTCTCATTGTATTTAGATTCGCGCTTGGTGTTGTCTAATTTTTGGCAGCACTTACACCATGAACGTAGTCCGTCTTGCTTACGACTATCTTTATAAAACTCATCTTCTGGTTTTTCCTGTCTACATTTGGTACAAATTTTCATAAAACGTATATTTTACACAAATATACTATTTTTTGCGGGAATTACCACCATGAGTAGAAGATTTATTTTACCAGAACATATTTAATTGTTTAACAAAAGTTGAATCTTTGATATCTTGTACAGAATTAGTACAGAAGATTCCATCATAGTATTCTTCCAGCTCCCCTAAACCTTTAGAGAATATACCGTGAGTTACAATAAGATAAAGTTTACCCTGCACATCGAATCTACCTGTATGGCGTTTCATTTGTCCGTTTAAGATTTTACCCAATTCTACAAAGGTGTAACCACCATCACAGATGTCATCTACTACAATCATATCCTTTCCAGCTGAGTTACCATTATAAGGAACTTCTGTAGACAGGATCTTACCCGTAGCAACATCACGATGTTTACTTGCAAATACAATATCTCTTTTGTAGTTAATGTCAATAGCAAGCTTGTACATCTTCTTTATAGCTCCTGCATCAGGAGATACAAGCATAAAATCTTCCACTTCTTCAATATCCTTACCATAGATTTGCTGTCCAGCGTAATCCAGTAACAATGTGTTGTCAAGGATATAAAGGTTATTAATACAAGCAGCTGTGACGTCAGAGTGTGGGTCCATCACTACTACTCTGGATAGTTCCAGAGAGTTAATAACCGGAGCTACTACTTCAGCAAGATAATTTGTTCCACCTTTATGGAATCTTCTGTCTGACCTGGCTCCAAGTAGATAAGGAACAAACAACTGAATGTGTTCTATTCCCATTGCACGCAGTGCTTTTACAGCACATACAATGATTTCAAGATGAGCCCAGGAATTGAACCTGGCTTGTACATTTACATGATCTGTGATAGGATTAATAGGATCTGTAAATGGAGTTGTGTCTAGTACAATATCATGCTGCCCGTCAGGGAAGTGTGTGATTCTGTACTTAATGTCTGATTTGTCTAAATAAACGAGGTTAAGTGTTTTCATAGTTTTTTAAAAAGGTTGATTATTCTTTCAGTTCCTACTGGATTCATTGAATGCACAAACATAATTGGGAAAGGTATATTATTTTCAATGTAATAATCTTTCATCCATTTAGCACAATCGTAACCAGTCTTTTCCTGGTATACAAATCCTTCCGTCCAGGTAGTAGGGTCATAATGAATATCCGCTAAATCATGGTCAAAAGAGATATGAGTTATATCTTTGTGGAACACATGAATTATATCCTGAAAGTCCGGAAAGTTACGTACTACATGCCATTCTTCTAAGTAGATAGGATTTAAAGCACCTATTCGCTTATGCATGTAACTAACACATTCGCTAGGATTACGTACATCATCTAAAAATATCTTCATAGTTTTTTTTTTAAAATAAAGCCGTTGCAGTTCGTCACGCTGCATTCCCCGAGGGGTTCTTTTATATCGACAGGAAAAAGTTATGAGGAAAAACCTGAAGGACTTTGAATTAGACGGCTTAATGTCATGCAATAAATATCTCCAGTTCAGCTCGTCTCAACTTCTCCTCAAGAAGTATAAGCCAGCCTTTTCTGGAATAAAGTAAGAAATAGTCTAACAGTTCATCCAACCGTTTGTTGGAAACCTGTCCTTTGTAATAATGAATGTATTTGATGCGATCTTCCATATTAAAAGCAAAAAGGGGCCGAAGCCCCTTGTTAAGTTTAAGAAATTAGGGATTGAATAGCTATTATGACCGGCTTATACAGAGAGCGGTTTTATCCTCTCCACTTTAACACTAGCATTAACAATCAACCACATGTACTGACCGGACCACAAGGGCGAGGTACTGACAACTGGTTTCAAAATTTCTATACAGCAAAACTTAAAAAACGCTGAGTGGTAAGAGTAGGATTTGAACCTACACGTATTTCTACATCCATGCCCGAGGTCTTATAGGACGAGGCTGCCAGTTTCTCCATCTTACCATACCTTGAGGACCGGCAGACTCGAACTGCCTCGCAAGCTGATCAGTGCTTACTTTAGTCCGTGCCCTGCCGGGCTTCCTCAGTGTAATAAACCCTTTCTTGTGTATGAGGGTTAAACCAATAGGTTTGTTTATCTTTAGGTGTGCTGCCAGCAATGTATTCCAACTGCTTGGTAACCCACCCTCTTGTTCTTTTTAACTCTTCCGCGATTTCACTGTTCTTAAAACCCTCTTTACGCATTTGAAGAATGAGTGCCGTTGAATCAGGACTTGATAGAATAAGCTTATTCATCTTTTCTTCAAGTTCTTTTCCAATGAACTCATCTTCAGGCGTAATAGGATAAGATTGCTCAATCTGTTCAACAAATGTACGGTATCCTTGTGATTCTTTATTATAATACCACTCTTGCGAATGCAGCCAAGCCTTAAATTGAAATTTTATGACATTAGTGATTCGACCTTGTGGTTCATCAAACAAATCCTTACCGGTTTTATCAAACCAGGTTATATAAGCATCGTGAACAAGATCAATCGGGTCAACAAATTTTAATTTGTAGGCAAAACGCTTCGCTTGAGCGTACTTTTTAATGTCCATCAGATAGTACTCTGCCGTGATTGATTTGTGTTTTCTTTTTGTAATTCAGATACGGCTTCTCGAGTTGTACAATGATATGCTTTCCTTCAATAATAAAAAACTTTACAAATTCGTTATCATCTTCAAGGTTTCTTAGCAAAAATTCTAATTCGAAATAACCGCGTGTTCGGGCTTCTTTTTCAGTGATAACTTCATCCACTGGCGCACCCGTGATTGGGTTACGCAATACTATTACTTCTTCACTCATTACTTAGTAGGTCAATTGTGTTGACAGGTTTAACTCGTAGAAATTGTCGTCTCCTGGAATACTTGCTAGTTCAGCATCATCACTGAGCTTTACTACCAATGTATCTTCCCAGTATTTCTTTAATTGTTTGTCTTTATCTAAAGCTAGCAACTCAAGTGCAGAACGATATCCTCCTCCAGGCACCGGAACTTTATAAGTCAACCCTGATTTCTTACGTATAAGATTCTTGGCTGAGTCTGTAAATTGAGAATACTTTCCTTGTCTGAATTTTTCGACATCTTCTCTGTAATAAACAGGGATTTCGAATACAGCAAGAAAAGCACCTTCAGTTTCCATACTGAATTTAAAGTTTGCGTGATTTGTGATAATAGCACTAAAGGGATGAGTACACTCTACAACAATGTACTTGTTATCCTCATTAATGTAACTGTTCACAAATTTGTCCGGTGACCCAAAGCTCCACTTGTTTAAGCCGAGCAGGGGTAGCATATACGTACTACATAAGTTGACACTTCTCTTATCTTCCATAAATGTTGCATTTTGAGAAGTGGTAAAGATCGTCAATTTTAAGTATACGACAAAACGATTCTAAGTATTAAGTTTTGATGTGGTTAAAATTCCACTGATTTGGGGGTTTTTATGAATTCTGGAACGCTATTAACGCTAAACTGAAAGTAAGGGTTCACCTTAAGTACAATTTTTATTACGTTTTCTGCAAAATCCAGGTACCCCATGTTGAAATTATTGTGAAACTTGAGATAAGCGTCTAGAACCGCGTGTGGCTGTTCCTTCGTAGGGTCCTCCAGGATCGATTTAGCTTTAACTGGACCAACCCCTGGGATTCCTTTAATGTTATCTGTAGAGTCTCCTGTAAGCGTCTGAGTAAGTACAAAAGTACGGGCTTCTAGCGGACTTACAACCTTGGATTCCTTGGTTTTAGGGTTATAGTGGTGACCTGGTATTTGACCAAAGTCCTTGTCTCCTGAACAGATTACAGGAACTTCTCCCTTACCGGATAGAATATGAACAGCAGAAGCAATAGCGTCATCTGTTTCTATTCCATTAGCGTACTCGAACTTCCAGTTGTTTATCAGATGATACTCAAGGTCTTTCTGCCATCTGGTAAACCAGTCTGGTTTAGGTGGTCGGTTTCCTTTGTAATCTGCAAATAACCGGTGCCTGTGACTCTTCTGTGGACCTTCAATAAACCCGCAATAACCATCAGCTTTAGTATTTGCCAGAATCTCCGTTATCATGTTATCTACATTCAGTAACATGTTATCTCCGGTGGCTTCATCCTTGTTATAGTATGAAGCAACCCAGAGTAACGGATCTCCATCAATTATCGCTATCGTCTTCGAAGTCATCTAGTGGGTCTTCTAAATTACCTGCATAGTTCACTTCTCTGACAAATACATCAGCAACCTTTAATGGTCCTAATGCTTTTTCGAGCTGTGATTGAACTTTGGTTGAATCCACATTATCGTCTGTGATAACCTGGATTTCTGCTTGATATAATCGTGCCATATTAGCGGTTGTCTCCTGAGCCTTGGATTACTCCTCTTTCTCTTCTGGATGTTAGTTTATCAATATTTCGTTTTGCAATTTCATCGAGTGTAAATCCAAGATCATCAGCAAGTGCTGCACAATACCAGAGAACGTCACCAATCTCGTCTGCTATGTTATTAACAGCTTCACCGGTAAACTCTCCTCCATTATCACGTAGTACTTTCTTTATCTTTCCCTGAACTTCTCCTGCTTCATTGCCTAAACCAAGTGCCGGGTATATGATTTTAGAACCATATCCGTACACTTTGTTTTTCATTGCTTCTTTCTGATAGTCGTTAAACTCCATTTAATTTCCAATTTATTTCGGGTAACCCCTTTCTGTAAAAGTAGTAATTTATTTTCGAAAAATGATTACAACCACTGAATTTATCTTTTCCATGAGCTCCTGACGCTGGGTGTCCGGATAGGAATACAGGATGATCAAATCCAGGTTCGTCAACTTTTAGACAAGCAGTTTGAAATGCTGTTTCAGCAGCTTTTCCCCAAGCTGTAAACACAACTGGTGTGCTTTTCTTCAATATAAGCTGTAAAATCTTCCCTGTAAACTGATGCCATCCTATCCAGTCATGAGATCCGGGCTGACCAGCCTGCACTGTAAGTGAAGGATTAAGGAGTAATACTCCCTGTTTGGCCCAAGAATCAAGCTTGTTAGTTGGAAAAGCTTGTTTATATTCTTCCTGGTTTGTTGTTTTAATCACATCTCTGTCAACTTCTCTGAGTATAAACCTAAGAGATGCAGGAGTATCCTCCTGGCTTGAACTGAATGCCAGCCCATCTGCATGGTATCCAAACGGGTAAGGGTCCTGACCTATCATAACTACTCGCGTATCTTCATAGCTTGTAAGCAGAAGAGCACGGAATATGTTACTTGGAGCCGGTCTCACTGCGAACAGCTGGTACTCTCGTCTTAGATCGTCTTTTAGTTTCTGGAAGTACGGTTGTTCCATCTCCTCCTTCAGGAGGTTGTACCAACTGCTTCCCATCATTTCTTGATTCATATTCTTTCAGCTTTTTGATTATAGCGTAGAAATCTTCCAGATACATGATTGCGAAGTTATCAACCGTTACAAACCTGTTACCAGCTTTCTCAGTCTGTTTGTGAAATATCACATTTACAGAACCAGTTCCATCAGGTAGTTCAGCAAGTACTTTACCATACTTCAAATGACCAGTAGTACACTTGGCCTGAATGTTATAAGGCAGTCTTCCGTTAAGAAGTTCATTCTTGTTGATAATATCAATCTTCTGATCATCTCTCGACTTAGACTCACTCCTCGAGGTACATACATGTGTAAAACCAAGAGACTGAAGATCTTTTACAATCTCCCGTTCCCAGTTATGACCTGCAGTCCTGTTTCGTTTTCCATTGGTCATCCAGTACAGAATTCAGTTTGCAATTCCAGAGCCCTGTCAAGAATCTTTGACACGTTGACTCCTGTTAGTACAGGTTTTTCTCCTATAACATAAGACCTCATTTGAGACATTTCCAGATATTCATGTACAAGTCCCTGTTGACTTATAAGAGGGTCAAGAAGATTTCGGGTTATTCTTGCAATCAACATAGAACCATGTTGACCGAACGTGAACACTTTAGCTCCATTAAGAGGTAACTTAAATGGCACTTTTAAATGTTGAGCTGCCCGTATCATAGGAATATGTTTGGCTTTGACAACTATAAGCAAGTTCGGGTTGAAACAATTTGCAAAGTTTGTCATATGAACCATGGTACCTGATTCAGGATACTCACTGGTTTTAAGCAATGCGTATGTATCCGGTACAGATCTGTGAGTGTTCATAATTAGTCCAGGTAATACAAAATAATTGTGTCCCTGATGAGATGCAATATTAACAGCAGAGCCAGTAAAAGCAGCTGTAGCCATTTCAGTATTATCCCCTCCTCCATTATTGAACATAACTTTACTCAGTGGTACAGGTATGGAATAATGATCAGGGTAACTTAAATTGAACATGGATAGCAGTTCTGCTTTAAACTCTGCTTTTGTTAAGCACCTGCTTGATCCATGATGCCAGTGTAGCTTGTATCTGGCAGTCCACGGTAGATAATCTTTAAAAGGACTATCATACGCAACAAACAAAGGTACAAACTGCTCAGGGCTCTCTATATGAACTGGAGGTAAGCGGACAAAGCCGCTCCTCTCATCATAGTTCGACAACATCTGGTTCAGGTTTTAATTTGTAAGCAGGCTGTTCAAGCAACATTAACTGTAAATGAAATTCAAAATTACCTGTTTCCCTCGGCATTGCGTCAGGAGTCTGGTCATTAAACCAGTTGGTAATCTGAGCTGTCATCATAGAACCAATGAAGGCTCCACAGTGTGTTGTTGCTTTCATTGAACAGGGTAAGTCAATCCTCTCATCATCAGAAAAGTAAGTCTGCTCGTAAGCTTTGAAGTCTTCTGCTGGACTGGTTTTCCACAATGTGAACACCTGCCCGCTTTCTGCAGTTAATCGTCCGTCAACAAAGAATGACTGTGCTTTTCCATTAGCTTTCCATTCTTCATAAACCATTCGTCTTGCTTTCAGATTATCAAATCCTACACACACAACATCACATGAACGGACAATACTTTTCCATTGACTTGTTTCTTCACTTATAGTACTGTTCATAGGAGTAAGAGTATTTGCTTTAAGTCCGCATAACCTGGTTATAACATCACTTAATGCATCTACTTTAGCTTTACCTACATCTTCGACACCATAACACTGACCTGCAAGGTTTAATTCTTCGACTGTATCAAAATCAAGAACGTATACATTTGCTCCGGTACGCACAAGGAACAGACTCAGCCATGAGCCTATTCCTCCTGCACCACCTACAAATATTCTTGATTGAGACATCTTATCGAACCATGTAAGACCCTTGAAGCGTCCGTAATTTGTAATATTCTGTTTTGAGTTCATTGAATGCTGTTTTTAGTTTTGAACCAAGCCAGTTGTTACCGGCCGCATCGAGATACTTAAGAATAGCATCTATTGCTTCACTTGCTGTACATGCGTTATACATGAATGCATCATCATACCAGTCTTCCACGAAATATGCTTTCACGGCTTTGGTATAATCATCAATTTCAGTAACTTCAACAGCTACGTTTACATTGTGTAATGCAACTGCAGGAGCCTGATTAGGTGCCGTTCCAAGTGTTACCAAGTCAGCAAAGTTATCAAGCATAGTCATGTAAAGTCTGTTGCTTGGATCACTTTTCTCTTCTTTCTTATCTTTACTGTAATCTGTTTTAGGATAATGAGTAATAGTCTTTACAGGCTTTTTCAGTGCTTCTGCCTGTTCTATCAACCATTCATCCTGTTCATAAACTACTTCACACTTAGCCAGCCATACTGGTTTATGTGTAGTGGTTTTCTTAGCTACAGTTCTGTTGTTATCCTTTGTTGCCCAATTCTTGAGTTTATAAACAGTTCTTGTAAGAATAGTTTCTTCAACTTCAATAGCTACAGCAAGTTCACAATCCACTTCACATGCGTAATTCACGATGAGTGAAAGGAACATAGGAAGCTTAGGAGCATTCTCATAGATGTCAGCTTTATCAGTTGAACTATGGAATACAGGCATTGTATTATGCGAGTGAATCTTACCAATATACCACCCTGGTTCAGGATTCATTGGATCAATCTGTGGAAATGTTTCAAAGCACTTAATCCAGTCTTCATTTCCTTCGAAGCTGGTAAATGTAGCAGTACCGTAATCCATAGGGAATACAGCTTCCGCTCTTAATTCTAAATAAGCTTTATCGTCTTTGGGATCGAGGAACTGCTTTACGTCTCCTTCTTCCACTTTATAAATCAGTAGTCCTGACCACTCATCTCCTTTAGGGCATTGGTTATGCAAAAATTGGATTTGAGCCGACAGCTGTGGCGTTAGCACTACTGTTACTTTTTTCTTTAAGGGAAATTCTTGTTGCATGATATTTGTATGTGTAAGCTGATTGAAGAAGTTTCTCATTTACGAGTCTTGTTATCTCCTTCATAAAATTGCGTGAAAATCTTGTTCTCACTGTTTCTCCCGGAGCTGGGTTTGCTCCTTCAACGATTCTTCTTTCAATATTAAACAGTCTTATTAGTTCACCATCAAAAGAATCAATAGATGGTAATTGCGCTCCATTGTTGGCAACTCCAGCTACGTAATTCTGGCGGTCTTCGCTCCAGTTAACCATGTGGTGACCAAGACAATCTTCGTACTTGGGTATTAAACTACATTCAAACTCAAGAAAGTTTTTACTGTCTAAAGAAGGATCGAATACCAGAACACCATTGATGTCTGTAACGGTAGTTGAATTTGTCTGAAGGTACTTAAGTACATCAATGACTACGTCAGGAATGCTTTCTTCGTCTAGTTCAGCTGTGTAAATCTCATTATCAGGATCCTGATCTTCATAAACTTCAGGACTGTATCCGTTAAAGTTACGGTTCACCCCCATATCTGCAAGTAAGTGATATGGAGTGCCTTCTATACTTTCCCATTCAAGGAAAGATTTCATCTGCATGAGAAAGAATTCAAATTCTTCTTCAGTAAATGCTTCTTTATCACAGTCATTAAGGAATTTAGCAAAGCCTCTATCAGAAGCTCCAAGACAGAAGTAATCAAAATTAGTATAGCTTAAAAGATGTGAATGAGCATATCCTCCTCTTAGTTCTACTGATTGAAAACTGTATCTCTTACCTTCAGGCTGACCTACAATAGCTCCTGTAGTTTCATTGATAGGTATGCGGACTACGAGATCATAAATATCGTGTTCAATACCAATTGTGTTTGTTATTAATAAATGCGGGTAGTAGAGATACAAATAGCCATGCTTGGTTAACCATCCATTAGGGTGGTAAATATCAAGAGTAGGTTTGAATGCATCAATAGCAACTGGAAGAATCACTTCCTGAATCATTTCATTTGGAACAATTACTTTAGAGGTACTTGAAGCTCTAATATGTTTATTCCTTACTGCAGTAAACGGTCCAATATGTTGAACTGGTTCTACTTCATAATAATCAAGATTGATTGGTAATGAACGTCCATCAAGTGCTGTAACTTCTTTGCCATAAAGATTCTTCAGGTCTTTAGTAAAGACTATTTTAGCGTGTCTTGTTCTCATAGAATTATGTAAGAATAAAGTGAAAAGTGAGGTCCTGAGACCCCACTCTTACTTTACAATCCTAAAAAGGAAGGCTGTCGTCTTTGGAAGTATTTGGTAGGAATTCGTAATCGGGTATTGTTTTTATAAACTCATCGATTATTTCTTCTACTTCCGGCAGGACAACTTCTTCATTTGTTTTATCTTCCGGAGTCATTTTTGTCAACTAAGAAATAGATAACAATATCTCCTTCCGGTAATCGTTGTGTGTCGCTGGTGATGGCTGTTCCTTTGTTAGGACCTTCACCTTTGAGCCATGCTTTCATCCCCATAGATTTAGCTTCGATGTCAGGAGATTCGTTTTTCAACTCTCCCCAGCTTTCAGCAGCAGAATAATGCGTGCTGGCACCTGACATGTTAGCGGTGGATGCATAGGTTACTTTACGTGTTGTCATGATTAGAATTCTTCTTTAAGAATTTTCTCAGCAAGCACTAAGTCTGCTTGGTTTTGTGCAACTTCTTTAGTCAATTGGAAGATACGATCAATTGAGAATGATGAACTTCCAAGAGCTTGTTCGTAAGCAGCACTTAATGTTGCAGCTTGTGCTTTAAGAGATGAGATTTTTTGTTCTACCTGAGCTTTGGCGTTTGCTTCAACCAGGTTGTTAGCTTTTGCAGCTTTTTCGTCTTTACCTTCATTCAGGCGTTCAAGAAATTTTGACATATTTATTATTTGAGTTTACGTTTTTTTCCGTTTTTTACGAGTAACGGGCTCGGGTACAAAACTATTGTTTCGGTCGTGATATGCATAGAACATAGAGTTACACATTATGTGTCCTATCAGATGTTCCATTGATTCATGATCAGTTTCTGCTTTTCCTTCATTCATAGCATCTACTAAATCACCACAATGACGAACAAGACTGTCGAGTATTTCACTCTTGACTAATCCTTTTCTCCAGTTATTTGGTGCATATTTTTCGCTTCCAAACATTAGAACCCGTACCATGGGTTCCAGTGATTTGAAGTCGATTAAAGAATACTTAGGCTTCCCGGTATTAAACCGCTGGGACTTCTGCCTTTTTCCTTTCTGAGAAAGGGACATAATTCCTTACTTTAGAACCTACTTCTTCCATAAGCACAGCTGCCACTTTATCTACAAAACTACGGGAGATTGATTGCCCGGTAGTGAATAAACTAAATGTGGAATTCTTATGTGCTCTGCCTTTAGCAATCAACACACCAAGTTCTGGTTTGCTTTCCTGATCCGTTGGATTACGTAATGCAATTCCAAACGTTACAGCGTTGTAACCTTCACCTGGGTGAACTTCTGCAGCGAGAGTAAGTGTCCTTCCCTCACCAATGTCTTTCTGTGGATAGACAATTAAGGCATTTTTCATTGATTTTTCATGTTAATAATTGAGTAATAATGGCTTCCGCCTCTTGAAATCCTACAGCATTGCAGAGATCTGTTTTATCTTTAGCACTATCAAGGAAACGTACTTTCATCCAAGGGTACTTGGCGATGTATTTTTCTGTTTGTAGTTTTCCTGCCGGATCCGGATCTAATGTAAGATAGATTTCTTTGAACCGGTCCTTCAATTCAAGAATAAAAGGTTCGGGTATCATTGTAGTTTCACTCTTACCACAAACAGCATTATAACCAAGACGTCTGCAAAAAATGACATCCTTACAGGATTTGTCTATTATTAGCTTGTCTCCTGTCGGGGGAAGTTGCATGTAACCAAAGAAGTAATTCTCTGGTAAATCATTCCTGAATTTATAACGTTTGTCTGCGTAAGGGCTGTACAATTGATAGAACTCGCCAATTCTGTATGCAAAGGTTGGCTCAGGTGCTGTAATAGGAGCCGGCTGCCCCTGATATGTCCAGTAATACCTGACTTGAGAGGTGTTATAGAAATCCAGGAGAGGTTTATCAATCGATAACCTGCTCCAGAACTCTATACCTTTTGGGCTTAACGCCTGCTCAACGATCCTGATTTTGATTTCCCCAAGAATAGGTTTCTCATACCAGATGATCTTTTCCTTCCTTACAGGATTAGCAGTATCGTATCCTAATGCAAAATCTGCATTGATGCGTGCTAAAACTTCCTGTGTATTGTTTAATTGTTCAACTTTCTGTATTAACTTAAAGATAGTACCGGATTCTCCTGTCGCATGGTCTTTCCACATGTATTCAACGTGTGGTGATGCAGATTCAAAAATAGAAAAACTTGGGTAGTTGTCTTTACGGTAATAAGGAGCATGATACGCTTTACCTGGAATTAAAGGATCCAGATTCGTATAATAACAATACAGGGTATACTCGTCTACTGCCTGCAGGACTGTTTCTTCAGTCAATATAATGGACTTGTATAATTCGTCAAAGTCCATAATAGACTATTAGGTTGTTTTTGCAAATAGAGCAGCCGCGGTTGTAGCATCTTCCTTAGATACTACAGACTCACCGGTTACAGGATCAGGGATGTTAAGTCCATTATCCAGTTCGTATTTGCTGTATTTTAACTTAGATGTTGGCACAGTCATAGGTTCGATGAACGGATAACTGTCTAAGAAACGTGTACGAAGCTTAGGGAAGTGCTTAGCTTTCGACTGACGAATGAAGAGCATTCTCATTTTCTTACCTGTTTCTCCAACATAAGGAGTCATTTGTTTGATGAACTGTTCAACAATATTAGCATAGATCTTGTCAATGACAGCCTGTGTCTTAATACGTGTTTCAAAGTTCTCGTTAGTCAGTCCGGTACCGGCAAGAATATCCCATTTGATGTTGCTTGTAGTGGTGTATTGTTGTAGAATACGATCCAGAGGATCTTTCACTTCGGCAATCTTCTTCAATAGGTTTTCTTTGGTGTCTGTCTGACCCTGATTATCTTCCAACCGAGGAGGGAAGATTAGGAAATCCTGTTCTTTTTGGTCTAATGTAATGGAACCACTGGCATTGAGTGCGGTCATTGGGTCTACATCACCCACTTGTTTTACACCGATTACCAGGCTTCCTTTGTCGTTCTTAGTTGTCTTAGTGATAACAATGTTATCATGGATTCCTACTGGTAGGCTCATAGATTATAAAAATAGTTAATTAGTTACTGTGTCATTGGCTACAGTAGACGTTATCCCAGCAGTAGCTGGTGTCTGTGTAGCAGTTGCTTTTAGATTCTCTGGAGTATTAACCGGATAGAATGTGATGTTCTCACGTCTTTCGTAGGTCTTCTCTCCCTTGTTTGCTCCTCGTTCTACTACTTTAGGAACAGTAGCGATACCATCCTTCATTGTAATAGGATATTCTGTTACTACTTGCAGGTCACAATACTTCTGGTCATCTGTAAGATAACCCATAGAGCGCACCAGCTCGAGTAACATAGGTGAAGTGCTTCCCTGTACATACACACTGGATTTAGGAGTTCCATCTTCATTATACCGGCATGTACCGAACAGATCAATTTTAGCTTCAGTCTTGGGAACGAATCCAAATATAATCATTCTTGGAAATTGGGCAGTTGGTATCCACTCGCTTGAGTCGATTACGTCAATGCCATTTGTCTGTGCTTGTTCGTCTTTATTACCATATTCCAGATTGAACTTGTTTACAAGGTCTGCACTGGGATAGACCTCCCCGTTAGGGAAGATACGAAGGGTTAAACCTTCTGGTGTTTTTGTCTTTGGAGTTCTCTGGCGCCCTGTATCAACCAGGGTTAAGCCATTTAAAAATGAATAATCCATTAGTTACCGTTTTGGTAATTGTGAATAGTCTTAATCACCTGATTCATGTCATTAGGAATAAGTAATTCCGTAAAGCATCCTTTAGGTGTTTTAGCATCGTGAGTTCCATTCTTGTTAGTCAGGAATCTGTATTCGATGTTCTTATCTGAATTCACTACAAGTGAGTGGAGCACGTAAGTAAAGTAAGATGGTGGTTTGATGTCCTTATCCAGGAGTTTACCTGGACTGAGCATAGCAATAATACCGGTATCATGCATTTCTGTATGACCGTTGTATACTATTGTTAAGTCATCGCGATACGTTTCACCCAGTGCAATTACACGGGCAATATCGCTTGCAAGTTCACCCCACTTTGCAAATGCATCGTTACCTAACTTCCTTGCCATAAATTCAGAGGAGGTTGTTCTGGCATTATAGAAGTGTGTTAAATCTTCTACAAGCACTGCTTTAATGTGTTTGAGGTCGTTGTTCACAGTATTAAGAACTGTAGGAATATCAACCAGTTTATTGGTTTGAATTCTGTTCTTACCTACTATGTATTGCTTGGCAGACCCAGGCCATGGTAATGGTTTCGAATTTGGACTGATGATCAGTGTTGTTTCCGGATCCATTGATTCCCATGCTGTACTTTTTCCTGTACCCTGGTCACCGATTACGAGTATTTGTGTTGCTGGCATTTAAAAATTTATAAAACTTGTGTTATTCTTGTACCTATTAGAAAGCATATTCCATAAACTAAATCTGTTGTAACCATGAGCCCTAGCAGCTTCTGATATAGATTCGTAGAAAATACCTGTCTCTGTGTTTAAAACAGTAACAGCTTTTCCACCTTTAAAAATACCCTTCTTACTCTCACTAATTTTAGCTTTAGACAATGAACTATGAGAAGCTGAAAAGCCTTCACCACCTGCTGTAAGATTAACTAAACTACCTGTAGGTTTTCTTCCATACAAAGCAATAAATTCAATTTCTTTCAAACAAGCTTCTTCCCACGTAATATCTTCAAATAGAATCTCAATTTCGTAAGAGGTTTTAGCTATTACTCTTTTCCAGAAATCAGATCTTCCTTCTTTAGAAAAAGCACGATCTGCGGTAAGACCAATACCTACGTAAAAGACTTCATTCTTATCTGTTCTAATATGTCTATATAAACAAGCCATCAGTGCCGAGTTGCTAATGTATATTGCTCCTGTGTCATGTCTTTGGCATCAGGCATCTGTGTAAAGACACCTACTGCACCATCAAACTTTAATGGTATGAATTTGTTGTTCTGTCCATATCTGTTCTTCATAACGTGAGCACTTCTGAACCAGCTTCTCAGCTGAGAAATATCATAACCCCTGAATACTGTTTCTTCTTCTTTCATATGGCGTGAAGGATCGTAAAGACCAACTACTACATCAGCATCTTTAACTGGTCGTTTAGAATCTTCAAAGTCACGTAACAATGGTGTTTTAATACCATATCTGCTACGATCGACTGCACTGATTTCAGCATTGAACTGCTGGATTATAATAGGAGTAAACTTGCATTTATTCCTGAACCATACGCTTAACCTGCTTATCCTGTCAATCGTGGATTTAACTGTATCATGGCCTGAATCAACTTCAGCTAGGTTAACAGTATCCACTACAACAATCACATACAGGTTTGGGTTATTGGGTGTGTAATCACCACATTCGCTTATCCATCTGCCTTCTTTACTGAAGGTACCGTTAGCACGGGCAATGGTTAACAGAATATCGTGATACTTATTGGGTGTAATGTCTTCATCAAATACTAAGCTCTTCTTCTCAAATTCTTCAAGATATGGAGCAATAGTTTGCTGTAATATAAGATTGTTTTCATCAGAGAGATTCTTGAATACTTCTTTAACCGGGATGATCTTACCATAATCAAAGAAAAACTTCCTTGTTATAGCAGAACCCATGTTAATAGTAGGACTCATCTCAAGACTGAAGTCCACAAACAGTACATCAAGTTTGGACGGATCATTGATACGTTTAAACTCTTCATATACGGTGTGAACATGTTTGTCTCTGACCCAGGCTGTTTTACCAACAGTGGTTTCAGCACCGTACAGGTACATGATTCCCTGTGTAGTACCGTCAATAAATTCATCGAATTTAGGAATACGTGTAGGAACAGACTGAATAATACCACTCCTGCCTCTTTCAACAAGATCAAGGGTTCGTTTAAGTATACTCATTTAGTCTTCCCACTTGTTTTCACCATCCACCTTTATTTCTTTACCCCACTCATCGTATGCTGATTTCCAGATACCATCATTGAGGTAATTGCTGAGCAATTTCTTATATGTTACAGTTTGATAATAGTTCTTAGTTGACTGGGTAAGCCTCTGGTAATCTATATTAGGATCATTGACGATCTTCATAAGATTGTTTGCAGCAAGTACTGAATACTGCCGAACAGTATAGATACCACCATCAGGTGCTTTCACTCTCCATGGTACTTCAGCATCTTCTACAAACTTATTCCATACGGCTTTCTTATCTGTTTCTGTTGGTCGTGTTATTGTTGTTCTTGCTGTAGTAATAGGCATAGCTATAGGAGTCTCATCATTCAATGCAAATCCTCCCAGTTCATTGTTTACCTTTTGAGTAAGAACAAACTGTCTGCCTACCATAATCCCGTAATCGTTATCCAGTAACCACTGAACTGTCTCACGTAAATTCATTACCCTGAAATTTTAAATCGTTACCTAATGTTATAACCCGAGAGTTACTCATATCGAAAGAAGCCGACATCTTTGAAGCCCACTTACTTACCTGCGTTGGCATCAGCACACGTCTGAATGCTCCATTCTCAGTTCTAACCAAGTCTTCAAAATAAGGTACTAGAATAATATAGTATCCGGTTTGCTCTGGTTTCAAACGCATCAGTCGTCCATGAGTCTGTTGAAAGTCTGTTTCACTACCATCAAAAGATTCTTTGATAATAACGTTAACACCAATAAGGTTAGCCCCGCGGTTTAACTTCTTACAAACTGACATCGTATTTATCTCACCTGAGTTGA